CTTGAGATTGGCGACCGTCCATTTGTTGCCATTGGTCTTACTGCGCCATCCCGTAGAGAATTTTATTACAGCAAAAATGGTGGAAAACTAATACACAACATTCCATCTCCAGAGTTTCAACATATTGATGGATTAGATGACACATCAAATTCTGAACTACATGTGTTCAACAATCTGTATATCAAATACTTGTGGAACCCCGTATACGATTTTCATTTGTATATGACACATGTATTGACATTACAGAATTTTCTCAAAGCAAACGACTTGGATTATATCATATTCAACAGTTTGAATCTTACTCCAAATCTTACTGAAGAAAACAAGTTTGAAGCGTTGTGCCATCAAGCCAACATGAGTGCTGTATTCAAACAGTTTGATATGAACCGAATATATGAAGACCAGACATTTTTTACATACATGTATGACAGAGGTCTATACTTCACGGATGAAGGAACTGATGCATTTATGCATCCAAATGAACAAGCACATAAAGAATGGGCAGATGTTCTAATGAGAGACATCACTGCTACTATGATAAAGGAAAGAATGAAGAGATGATAGGATATATCAAAGATTTTTGGGCGATTGTAACATATCCATATAGAGATTGGAAACGCCGAAAAGAACTAAAAAAGAGAATTGAAGAACTACGCAAGCGCGATCCATTCATATACAAGTAAGGTTTTGACATGAAAGTAATGGGAATATCTGGTGCATTGAATCATGATGCGGCAGTCTCTATCGTAGAAGATAGTCAAATACTATATGCATCACACAGTGAGAGATATAGTAAAATCAAAAACGATTGTAACCTGAATAGTGAAATTATACAGGATGCACTGTCACACGGCAAGCCAGATGTTATAGCTTGGTATGAAAACCCATATCTCAAAAAGACCAGACAACTATGGGCTGGACAGTATGGTTATGCAACAGACATAAACGACATACCAAGACGATACATAAACCAGAATTTCCCACAGTTGAAAAACATTCCCATTGAGTATCAGTCTCATCATTACACACATGCCGCGAGTGGATATTTCACAAGCAAGTATTCCGATGCTTGCATCATCGTGCTAGACAGTATAGGCGAATGGGAAACTTTCACCATATGGAATGGCAGCGGAACCACAATGGATAAGATATACAGTCAATCATATCCTCACTCTGTTGGGTTGTTCTATTCTGCAATGACACAACGTCTTGGCCTAAAACCGCAGGAAGATGAATATATTCTGATGGGTATGGCGGCATATGGAGATGCATATCGTAAAGTAAATGGTGTTCCTCTTGTGTATCAGATATTCCGAGACTTTGGTATTCGGTTTCACCATGACAATAAAGTGGTTTTCTTCAAAGAGAACCTACATCGCGGATGCAAGTGGTGGATGCCAGAGTTGAATACTGAACAAGACCATTTTGATATTGCAGCGGCGACACAGCTTGTATATGAAATAATATTGCGACAGGTAGTAACCCACGCCAAGAAGTTATGCAGTAGCAAAAATCTGGTGTTGATGGGCGGATGTGCGTTGAACTGTTCAGCAAATTCGACTATCACCGAAGAATACGACAGTGTGTGGATAATGCCAAATCCAGGTGATGCTGGTTCGTGCATCGGTGCAACTCAAAAGTTTTTCAACCAGCGTATCAACTGGAGCACTCCGTATCTTGGATATGATATAAAAGGTGAATATCCTATTGAGAATGTGCTTGATGATTTGCTAAAGGGAAATATATGCGGCATTGCATCGGGTCGTGCTGAATTTGGTCCAAGAGCATTAGGAAATAGAACGCTAACTGCTGACCCACGTGGTGATGAAATCAAAGACAGAATGAACGAAATAAAGAAACGACAAAAGTTTCGTCCATTTGCTCCTATGATTTTAGAAGAAGATGCCAGCGACTATTTTGCATTGCCAACAAACATAGTTCAGTCTCCTTATATGCAGTATGTTGCAACATGTAAGTATCCAAAAGATTTTCCAGCTATCATACACGCTGATGGAACATCTCGTGTTCAGACAGTCAATTCAACTCAGCATCCTCAGTTGTATGAGTTGCTGAAATCATTCAAGGACAAGACTGGATGCCCTATGTTGGTGAATACTTCTCTGAACATAAAGGGTATGCCAATCGTCAACGACGAAGAAGACGCCAAAAAATTTCAAGCGTATTATGGCATAAACGTCTTTACATCTGTGTAAATTTTTGATATAATATTACAGATATTAGACTATAGGAGAAACTATGGCGTTTGATGGATTTTTTCTCACCACTAAACAAGATGTGGATGCCAGATCAAGATTTGAAAAAATAAAATCGCAGCTTCCAAATATAAAGATGCTTCATATTCCAAAGGATACGTGGGAAGACAATACCATGGTATCTGCGGTTGTTGAAGCAGTCCAAGAAGTCAACACTAGGTATTTTTGGGTTATAGACCCAGATGTTTTAGTTGATGACGAATTTGATTTTTCTTTTGAGCCTGATGAATGGAATAAAGATGTTCTTCATTATTGGAACTGCGAAACTAGAAACGACACCAACCGAGTAGTTGGAATAAAACTGTATAAGACAAAAGATGTTTTTATTGGAGTTGACGAATATGTTAATAAGTCTTATTACTTAGATGTCCCTCATTTAAATCATACAACAACTCTTCCATCTTATTCACCAACAAAAGAAATATACGATGTTTTTCGTGTGAATAACATATATGACATTGAGCCATACGCAAATCAATCATACACTACTATGTTTTGGATGATTGATAACGCTGTGTCTCCATATATGAAAGATATTGACACATTTGAGATTTCTCCATACGATCAGGGGCTTATTCATAATTTCTCTGTGAAATTACCAAATGGGTCGGTTGTTATAAATGGGATTCGACTGGTTCCAAAACGTTATGACTTGACTATGCAAAAGGACATGTATGACGTATTGGGCGATGTGGACAATGTAGAAATCGTATATGCCAGAACACCAGAAGATGCAATTGAACTAGCTAATTCATACTCATTTTGGATGGTAAATCCAGATTTAGAATTGATAGAGCCATCTGTAATAGATGAGTTCTATCCAAACATTCATGACCCCATATCCGCGCATGTGTATAAAATTCAATCCAAGTCAGGGAACGATTTTGGATACGGCGGTATAATGTTTTTGAATAAAAAATATAGTGCGGGTTCTATTAGTCATCTTGACCGTTTTGCAATGACAACTCCATCCGTATGCAGGGTTCCAATATATAATAGCAGGGACCACCATGATGTCTTCGTGAATAAGTCAAAAGATGATTACCTTTATTGGTATGTGGATTCAGCAATATCAACTCTTGACGAGTTCAAATACGATTTTTATCCTGATATATATAGCATGAATAATGTCTTCACTTTCAATGGTGGCGGCGGTGGGACAGGGGTTTATTTTGTAAATCGTAAGTTCTTGTCTCAGTTTGAATTGACAGAAGAAGATTTTCTTTATGACCGTTTTCAGAATCTAAAACATATTGACCAAGTGGTAAGCAAGTCTGCGTCACATCCAGTGTTTTATTTTGACGAAGGATTGTATCCAGAAAATACTAAAAAAATCAAATCTATATCTGATATTCAGGTAATAGACTCAACTGATTTAGAAGCTGCATATGTGCAAGCTGCTACTCTTACGACCACAGGATATTTCTGGGCAATTGATAATGATGTTGAACTGAAAGATTTCAATTTTCCAAGATCGTATTATGTTGACCGAGCAAACAAATCACACTATGTTGTGTGGCCCAAAGAGAACCCATACACGGGTCTTGTTTACCAATATGGCGGCGTAAAGTTGTGTCCATCTGAAGCAACCCTGCATCTAAAACCAGATGCCGACAAAATTCGTAGAACCAACTTTGCCAATAAAATTCACGTCAAAACGCCAACGGCAAGGTCGCGTGATATACCATATGATACCATATTTCTAAGTTACAATGAACCATTTGCCGATGAGAACTACGAAAAACTATTGAAAAGAGTTCCAAATGCAAAACGTGTTCATGGCGTTAAGGGTATCTTTAATGCACACAAGAAGGCAGCGGAACTGGCAGAAACAAAAATGTTTTATGTAGTGGACGCTGATGCCATTCTACTTGACGAGTTTGAATTTGAATACTTTCCTAACTATTGGGATGAAGACACCGTTCACACTTGGCGTTCAAAGAACCCAGTGAATGGATTGGTATATGGATATGGAGGTCTGAAACTATTTCCTACTAAACTATTGAGAAATGCAACCGATTGGAAAATTGACTTCACCACATCGGTGACCGATAAATTCAAACCCATGCAAGTGGTTGCAAACTACACTGCATTTAATACCGACCCATTCAACACTTGGAAATCCGCATTTCGTGAATGCACTAAACTAGCAGCAAACATCATTCAACGTGGTGACTCTACAGTAAACAATGAAAGACTTACTACATGGTGTGAAGTTGGTGCAGACAAACCTTTTGGCGAATACGCCATTGCGGGTGCCAAAATGGGAAAGGCACATGGAACTAAATATTCAACAAATGAAGTTGAAATTTCTAAGATAAACGATTTTGAATGGCTAAAAGCCAAATTTGAGGAAACATACAATGACAACAGCAACAAGAGAACGCAGAGCAAGAAGAAACTCCAAAATAAAAAAGCACGATGAGTTATACGATACTCTAGGCGTTGACCCTTCTCTTACTGTGGACCAGAATGTCGTTATGGACGTTGGAGTGGAAATTGAAGAGATAATTTCCAACGAGAGCCGTAACCGAAGAAAGAAGCGCCCGCTGGCGATGGTCGACTACGACTATCAAGCGATGGCGATTGAATATTCAATGGAAAATGTTCCACAGCAACTTGGAAACTACCGTAATTCCATGGACTTTTTGGCTCATATTAACTTGATTGGCAACGACAAAATTGTTGATAGGTTGAAGTCTGTGATATATAATTTCCCAAATATAGACATGAGTAGCTTTCTTAATAAAGAGAACGCAAAACTTTATTCTTGGATTTGTCAGCATCTAAGTTATACACTGGGGGAAAAGTATATCGGGTCGGTCTATGTTCTTGGTGGTGGCATGGGTCTGCTAGGAGCAATGTTACTAGATACAAAACTGCGTTTCGAGAACATCCGTAGTTTTGATATCAACGGCGCTGGCCAATTTTTGGCAGACGAGATGATGGCGGCAGAACTTCTAATGGATTGGCGGTTCAAGGCAACTACAAAAGACCTATTTGATATTGACTACGCTCGTAATCTATTCTCGTGCCGCCTACAAAATGGTTCTTTGAGTGACCCATTCAAAGAAATACCAGGAACCGTTATTAACACGAACATGAGTTACTTGAAGAACAACAAAGACTGGTATGAAATGATTCCAGATTTGCGCCGTGTGGTTATTGTTGGGGAAACTGGTGATGATGTTCCATATCCATTCCCAAGTTCACAGGCGTTTAACAAGAAGTTTCCGATGAGCTATGAACTCTATACTGGTGTTCTCAATGTAGGCAAAAAACAGTTCTTTATGAAAATAGGACACAGATGATATATCGCTACGAAGATGTTAGGGTTGTCCATTTAGAACTTACTGAACGGTGCCAAGCATCTTGCCCAATGTGTGATAGAAATATGAGGGGCGGCAAGTTAAATCCTAACTTGTCGCTCAACGAACTATCATTGTCAGACATCAAAAATATGTTTTTGCCAGATTTTGTAAAGCAACTGCAACGTCTGTATATGTGTGGTAACTTTGGTGATCCAATTGTTGCAGATGATACATTAGAAATTTTTGAATATTTTCGTAGTCAAAACCAAAATGTGACGCTTGGGATGAATACAAACGCTGGTGCAAAGAAACCAGAATGGTGGAGAGAACTAGCTAAGGTGTTGGGTCCAAACTCATACGTGAATTTTTCATTTGATGGATTGAAAGACACCAACCACCTTTATCGTCAAGGCGTCAACTGGGATATCGCAATCACAAATGCAGAGGCGTTCATAGAGGCTGGCGGAAAGGCACATTGGGATTTCCTCATATTTGAACATAATGAACACCAAGTGGAGCAAGCTCGTGAACTAAGTCAGCGTATGGGATTTCATAAGTTCACACCAAAAAAAACTGCACGTTTTTATTCGACTGCCCGCGCTGATGGCAAAGAAGAGCACCAAGCGGTAAACCGTAAAGGCGAAGAACAACAGCTATTGCAAAAGCCAAAAGAAGTCAAGTATCAAAACAAAGAGATTTCCCGCATCAACGAGTTAAAAGAAAAATACGGCTCGTTGGAATCATATTTCGATAATGTTCAAATCAAGTGTAAAGTGGCAGAAGAAAAAAACCTTTTTGTGTCGGCTGAAGGATTGGTTCTTCCTTGCTGTTGGGTTGCTGGTAACATGTATAAGTGGTGGCAAGTTCCTGGCGAAAACCAAGTATGGGAACTCATTCAGCAGTCTGGCGGCAAGGATAAATTTGACGCAAAAGTTCATGGCATAGCTGGTGTTCTCAACAATGAATACTTTTCACATCGGTTAGTTGACAGTTGGGGCAAACCAAATATACACTCTGGAAAATCTAAAGTATGTTCTGAAAAATGCGGAATAGAGTTCGATCCATTTAGTGCGCAGTTCAAATGAAATTTGTGAACCTACAAGAGAAATTCAGCACCTTCAAATACTATCAGTTTGATAGTCTTTTGCCGTTGAATATAGTTCAACAAGCGGCAGAAGAAAGCAAGAGGTTCACTCCATTCCTTGTAGAAAAGACAAGGACTAGCAACACGCAACGAATATGGATGAACCAATTATGGATGACTGTGTTCAGTGAAATTGCTGAACAATTCGATTCCGATGAAGCAAAAGAAATGTTTAGCGATATAACGGGAACTGACTATAGAAAGATGAGAACTCGTCCCGAACTGTGTATTGACAAACAAGGGTCATGGCTTGAACCCCATGTGGATGACCCCGCAAAAGAACTTACGCTTCAACTATATCTGAGTGGACATGGGCGAAGCACTACCATAGGAACCACTTCGACTGAAATAAGTATAGGTAGCGGATGGTTCTTTGTAAACACTGCAACCGAGTGGCATCGTCTTCCGCCATTGGAAAACGATAGGACTAGTATCATTATTAATTATGTCAATGAAAAGTGGAATGATAAAACTGTGCTTGTATGATTGATCGTATATTCTTTGAACATTCAAATCTGTATATTGACTGGCAACTGAGTGACATTTGTAATTACAAATGTCACTATTGTAATTTTGAGAGTAAAGGGGGAATGAACCCTTGGCCAGAATTAGAAGCCGCTAAACAGTTAGTAGATGAAATAGTTCGTAATAGCAACCATGGGTATAGAACGTATAACCTTCTTGGTGGAGAGCCAACACTATGGAAATACTACGGTGAACTTTGCCAATATATAAAGTCAGTTGATGACAATTGTGTCATACAGACATTGACCAACGGTTCAAGAACTCTACGATGGTGGCAGAAGTTTGCTCCGTATATGGACAAGGTTGTTATAAGCCATCACAGTGCATCGTCGTCGGCTGAACATACATCGGATGTAACAAAGATATGCTCATCGCATTGCAGTGTGAGTGTTCAAGTATTGATGGATGCTACTAACTTTGACGAGTGTGTTGAGCACTTTGATTATCTTATCACAAATAATATAGGTTCAAGGATAGTAGCAAAGAAGGCTGAAACTACGCTAGGAAGCGGTAAATGGATGGAATACACTCCATCTCAACAGGAATGGCTTATTCATAGCTTTCAAAGAACAAGAGATAATGAGTATCAACCCAGTCCATATATCAGAACTAAGTCGGTCATTGACCGAAAGGTAATGGCGGGAAATGGAGAAAAACGCTGGTTATCCAGTAATAAAGAGATTATACTAAATGGCTGGAACCATTTCAAAGGTTGGCGTTGTAATATTGGAATTGATATGCTTTCAATTCGTCCTAACGGAGATATAAAACCGAGTAGTGCTTGTTTCAATGAGGTAATACTTGGTAATTATAAGAATGATGATTTTGTTCTAATTCTTCCGTTAGCAGGGTATGAGTGTAAATATGATAGTTGTTTTTGTGGGGCGGATATAGAAATTGAAAAATACAAACAGTGATACTTTCTGTGCATTACCTTGGATGCACATTGCAACCAGCCCCGGCGGAACCTTTCGTGTGTGCTGTAATAGCGACAACAAGAATAATAAAATATTGAAAGAGGATGGAACTCCATTCAAGATATACAAAGATTCGATTGCAGATGCAAAGAACTCTCCTACCTATAAACTGATAAAAGAACAGATGTTGAATGGCGTTCAACCACCAACATGCAAAAGGTGCTTCAAGCAAGAAGAAGCTGGATTTGAAAGTAGTCGCCAAGTTTATAACCACGTTTGGGCAAATCGGGTAAAACTGAATGAAGATACGGAGACATTGTATCTTGACTTGCGATTGGGAAATCAATGCAATTTGAAATGCAGAATGTGTAACCCATATTCAAGTAACCAGTGGGTGAATGAGTGGGAACAATTGTATGGTAAGTTTTCTGAGAATGAAAGAACTTGGCTAACTGACATGGGATGGCAGAAATCAGATAGAATAAACAAAAATCTATTTGAACTTGCACATACTGTTGAAGAAATATATCTAACGGGCGGCGAACCCACGCTTATCAAAGAGCAAGACTTATTACTTGATTACTGTATTGAAAATGATTTAGCCAAAAATATAAATCTCAAATACAATACAAATCTCACACATGTTCCAAAAACTCTAATTGACAAATGGGTAAAGTTTAAAGGAGTGTTGTTGAATTGTAGTATTGATGCGTATGGCGATTTGAATACGTATATACGTAATCCTATCAAATGGTCAAAGATTGCCAGAAACTTTGAAAAGGTAAAAAGAATACCAAATGTCAAGTTGGATGTATGTATCACTGTTCAAATATACAATATTCTTTACATGAATGATTTGCTTGATTGGGTAATAAATCAAGACCTTCCAAACACCATGATATTTTTCAACATTCTAGAAGAACCTGACCAATTGAATATAAAATCTTTACCACTAGAGTTAAAAAAAATGGCAGCATCAAGATTGAAGCCATACTTTCATTTGCCAAAGCTATCGGGTGTTATTGACTATATGATGATTGAGCAGCGCAACGATTGGAGTAAGTTTATTGAGTTCACAAAGACAGTTGACGCAATGCGAAATGAAAGTATAGTTTCTGTTGTCCCAGAGTTCAAGGAATACTTCAGTGATTGATTGCTTTGCTACCCGAAATAGCTTTCAAGTGGACGCCCAAGGCAAAGTGTCTCCTTGTTGCAAGTTCAAGGGTAATTATTCGCATATTGATGAATACCAAACTGTTGGGGATATTTTTTCTGACCCTCGCCTTTCCGCATTGCGAGAAAATCATCGGCAGGATATTTGGACAAAATCTTGTGTCAGATGCGAGCAAGATGAGGCGTCACAGAAGCAAAGTCGTAAGCAGATGTATGAAGTCATTGGACTTAGCAACGACGATTTTTTTGTTGATGTGAGCCTTGGAAACTACTGCAACTTGAAGTGCAGAATGTGTAGCCCAGAAAATAGTTCTCAATGGGTATCAGATTACAACGCACTGATTGCCGAAGGTTTAGTATCGGCAGTAAAATATACGAACTATCTTATGAGTGAGCATACAATAGAAATGATTGCATCTTTCATTGACACTGTGAAAGGTAGAATTGTCATAGAAGTAAAAGGTGGTGAGCCTCTATTGATGCCAAACAGCCAATCATTTTTTGTGCGATTGAGTGAGTGTGTTAATTCAAAAAACATAGAGATATGGATTGCAAGTAACGGGACAAAAATACCAGATTGGTTTTCTGACTGTATTAACCGATTCAAAAAAGTTGAATTGAGTATAAGCGTCGATGGCAGCGGAAAGGTTTATAATTATATTCGCGGGTCAAAACATTCGTATGAGGATATACTATTAAATTCAGCTAATCTTTCTAATATAGAAAACGTTGTTCTTCGTTTTAATGTTGTTGTTCAAAATTTAAATATAAAAAACGTTGCTGACTTGTATGATGATTTATTTTCGATAGTAAAATCCCATAATAGAATAACTCTCATTGTATTACGATTTCCTGAGTATTATCAATCAAACATATATCCAGACAGAGAGAAGCAGCCCATATATATCAGTTGGGCTGGTAGAACAATAAAATACAATCCGAGCTATAATGCGATGGCAAACGTATTTCTTATGCCAAACGATGAGGTTCAATGGAAAGCCTTTCAAAAAATAACAGAGGTTCTTGATAGTCGCAGACATCAAGACATTTCGGAGATAGACAAATGTTTGAAGATATAAGCAACCGACCAAGAATAGACCCACTCACCGAACAAGTGTTGAATGAGTATAACCTTTACTACTACGAATGTCCGTTGAATGAAATCCCGTTTCAGTCATGTGGCAGCAAAGAGTATATTCCAGATGATACCATACTGTTTCATTATCGCAATCTGAACTATCACTTGTTGTCATACACAAACTATTTCAAGCCAATCATTGGAAATATAGTGAGAACTGGATGCTGGTTGGTGACGGATATGACAAGAAATGGAATACAGAGTCCACTCAGTATGTTTGAAACACATGTCCATCCTGGAAAAAAAAGATATATGGTTGCAAACTATTTACAGGTTGACAGAGTTCCAATATTGTGGCAAACTAAACAGTCGCATCCTACCTATCAAAAAGTATCAAACATGTCAGACCTTTCGGATGTATACAAAAACAACTTTAGCACTCGTGTTGAAGTGTATGAAAATGAAATGAAGTTAGAATGTAGCTGGCATGGCGCTACCAACAGCCGCGATGCCAAGGGGTATGACAACTGGTGGAAGATAAGCAATGAATCTATAGGTTCAAACGTTATACTTGACTACATCACTCGCTACGGTGTTCGCATCAATGACACCAGTGTTCCATTTTATATATTGGTGGATGATGACCTTCATTTTGATTGGTGGCAGTTGTATTTTCATTTTGACCCAACTGTATATCGCAAAGTGTGTAAGACTGGTAAAATAGAAATCATAAATACCTTTGCAAATAACAAAGAAACTATTTACGATTGTAACCTTATGAAAACTCTATTGCGGCCAAATTTATGAATAAATCAAACTCATTAGAACATTTGTTTCCACTTCACCTTTTAATGAAACGAAAGTCCGAGTTTAGGACAGTAATTGATGTTGGCGTGAATAAGATTCGATACTTGGAGTTTTATAGCCAATATTTTGACAACGTAATAGGAGTGGAGCCAAATCCTATTACATATAGTGAAATGTCAAACTGGTTACCAAGTAATGTTAGATTGGATGGCATATGTCTATCTAATATTTCTAACGTTACTACCTTTTATGGATGCATGTTGGATTCTGGTTATAGCACGATGATACGAGATAGATATAATCAACTCATTGAAGACGGCGAGTTTTCTAAAGACGATTTTATTGAATATCATATTCCAACCGATAAGATTGATAATATTTACAAGAATGAAAATTCAGTTGACCTTATTAAAATTGATGCAGAATATGAAGATATAAACATATTTCTAGGTGCGATTGACTTGGTGAATAGGAATAGACCTATAATTCAAATTGAACACATAGAACATCATATTAACACTGATGTGTTTTTTGATACGATTAAAGAAATTAACTATGTTGAGATAAAACCATACTTTGAAAGTAGAAATTATTTTTTCATACCGAAAGAAGATATTATATGAGCAATGAATATCCCAGTAAAACATTTTGTGCCTTGCCGTGGGTTCACCTAAGCACCAGACCTGATGGTTCAATGCGAGTGTGTTGCACCGCAAACGCATCAAGTGTTGGCCCAACGAATGACAAAGAACATGGTGGTATGGTTGGTGTCCTCAAAGATGATATGGGAAAGCCAAGTAACCTCAACGTAACCGATTTCCTTACCAGTTGGAACAGCACGTATATGAAGAACGTGCGAAGACAAATGATGAATGGTGAAATACCGCCATCTTGCACCAAATGCTTCAAGGAAGAAGCCGCTGGCCACAATTCAAAAAGAATGTGGGAAACCAATTATTGGTCACAACGTGTTGACATAAAACAACTGGTTGCCGATACAACTCCAGATGGTGAAGTTCCGCCGAAACTATCCTATATTGATTTAAGATTTGGAACAAAGTGCCAACTTGCTTGTGTCATGTGCAGTCCACATGATAGTAGCAGTTGGATCAAAGACTGGATGGTGATACACCCACAAATTCAGAACCCATCCCTAAAAGAAAACACTCAGTGGGCAGACAAAGGTTCCATCAACGGCAGTAGCTACAACTGGCACAGAAACAATCCTGTGTTCTGGCAGCAGTTTTATGAACAAATTCCAAATATGCAGCAAATTTATTTCGCTGGTGGAGAAAGTCTTATCATTGATGAGCACTATGAGATATTGGAAGAATGTATTCGTCAGGGTCATGCCAAGAACTTAGAGCTACGATATAACTCAAACGGCGTTGAATGGAGAGAAGACCTCTTTGACCTGTGGAAAGAGTTCAAACTGGTTCGCTTTCATTATTCCGTTGATAGTATTGGCGACATGAATAGTTATATTCGTTACCCAAGTGAATGGAAACGAACAGAAGAAGTATTTCATATCCTTGATAACGAAACCCCAGACCATGTAGAAATAACTGTAGCTTGTGCTGTGCAAGCACTCAACATATACTATCTGCCAGACTTTATCAAGTGGAAATTAGAACAAAACTTTAAGAAAATCAACATGTGGCCATTCGGCGCTGGCGGCATAAACTATCACTTTGTGTATCATCCGCCTCACCTGAACGTCAAAGTGTTGCCAGCTTGGTTCAAAGCAGAGTGCCGTAAAAAATATGAAGAGTTTTATCCTTGGTGGGAAGAAAACTGGGAAAAAGGTATACCAGAATGGCATCGCGGTAAAGTCACGTTTGACATGTGGAAGAACGCTGGATATGGATTGAAGCGGTTAGAAGGAATGCTTCAATTTATGGAGAGTGAGGATTGGAGCAATCGCCTACCAGAGATGGAAGAATTTTTGAAGTTGTGTGACCGTCAACGCAATCAATCTTTTTCTGCTACATTCCCAGAAATGAAGGATATATTCAAATATGACTGATAGATTGCATTGCCCAATGAGTTATGCGGTGTATAAGTTCCAACCAGAAATTGGAGAATTTTCCGCTTGCTGTGACGCAGTTGTGTATAAATTCAATAAAGACTGGTTTGAAGAATTGGGGCCAGATTATTTTGAAAAGTTTCCAACTCTTATCGACCGTAAAAAAGCATTATACAATGACGAGCGGCACATTGACTGCAAGCAATGTTGGGAAAAAGAAGACATCGGACTTCGTAGTATGCGTCAAATATTTGGACCACGGTATACGAGTTTACATAATAACCGAAATTTGTTAGTTGACAAGGCATACGTGTCGCGTGTGGAATTATGGATGAACTCTACTTGTAATGTCGGATGCTTTATGTGCAACTTGGGTAACAGTAACACTCTTCGAAAAATATGGAGTGACACGTTTGATTCAAATGGTCACGATGGAAAAGGGTATGATAGTTGGATAAACCAAAACAACTACCAAACGGACTATAGAGAAACGTTCACTGGATACATGATAGACTTTGCAGTCAATGCATTAAAAAATGCAGAGCATGGAATGAATATCGCTTATTTGGGTGGAGAGCCGACACTTCACAATGAAATGTATGACCATGCTGACATTTTTATTGAGGCAGCAAAAGAAAATGTGAAACTAGGAAAAGATTTCATAATACAGATTGTGACAAATGGAACTAGTAAACCAAAATTGAACGAACGGTTCATGGGGATGTTTCAGAAGTATAAAGAAGCTGGTTGGAATACATCCATAATGTTGAGCCAAGATGCGGCAGACAAATATGTTGATGTGCGACATGGTTCAGACTTCAACGCAATAAAAAACAATTTTTCATCTTGGATATCTGCCAATAGCCTTATTGACAGCATAAAAAGTCATACGGTAATTAGTAATTTGAACCTTCCGTATATGGACAACATGGCAAGATACTTGCATGATACCATTTTAAATAATTACATTGGCGATAGAGAATTAGAAATAAACTTTAATACATTGACACATCCTAAATGGATGCATTTAAAATATCTTCCACGAAAATATGCTGAAACTCAGATACTAAATGCAAAAGATATTCTGACAACGGTAAAATCTGAATTTGGTATAAGGATTAACACAGAAGTATTTGATGAGATATTAAGAGTATTGCCCGAACAAATATCCCAAGACGATGCAGAAATGATTTTTTCTAAATACAAATATGTTGCAGCACAATACAAAAAAGTGTATAATGGTTGGGATTTCTTTGAAACATTTGAACACTTAAAACCATTTGCAGAAGAGTATGGAATAGATATATGAGTTTTTGCGCTATAAACGACAAAACCGAAAAGAAACTGATGGTGATATGGGACTTAGGCAGAAAATGCACATATGCCTGTAGCTATTGCCCGCCACATAGAAAGAATAGTTGGAGTGCGGTTGCAAGTTTTGAAGAACTGAAAAAGACCGCTGATGACTTGGAGCGATACAGCGAGTTGTTGAATGAGTATCGAGACACTCCGTTTCGAGTCTCTGCCAGCTTCACTGGCGGCGAACCAACAGTAAACCCTGCGTTCTTTGATTTCTTGGTATACCTTCAGGAAAAATACCCACACTGGAACCGAACACTGACCACCAACGGATTTTACTCAGAGAGAAAACTTCGTTTGGTTATGAAGAACACTAACTTCACAACCCTAAGTTACCACTGTGAAGGCTCACCCGAACAAAAGAAGCGTGTCCGAGAAAACATCAAGATTATGGTGGAAGAAGGATACGGCTTCAAGGTAAACGTTATGTTTCATGAGCGCCAAGATTATTTTGATGAGTGCGTTGAACTCTGTAAATGGTTTGACGAAATGGGTGTGAAGTATATCCCGCGTATTATTGGTGACCAAGGCGACATCAAACAAGGTCTAAAAGACAAGACAGTTCATACATATACCGCCGACCAAATGAAATGGTTTACTGACTATTGGAATGCCAAAAATGGCAAGAAGGTGGAAAGTAAAATCGGCATACCAAACGAAAAGGTAGTGGGACAGACTATCGGACGCCCATGCTGCGGCGATAGGAAGATGGAAATTCTTGACAACGATGAATGGGTCCAAACTAAGTTTATCACCAACAACAACTTCCAAGGATGGAGTTGTATGATTAACTGGTATTTCCTGTATATTCACCAAGAGATCGACAAGATTTGGTTTCACCAGACTTGTCAAGTGAATCTTAATGGCGAAGTGAACCCCATATGCAACGTGAGTAATTTTGGGACTTTTATTGATGGCATGGAAACTCAAATGAAATCTGGTAGCATACCTTACATACGATGCCCAAAGACACACTGTGGTTGCGGTCTATGCGTTCCGAAAGCAAAAACAAATGATGTTGCGTTGGCACTATTCAAGTCTCATACAAAGAATATACAGCCTGAACTTATGGAAACAAAAGACCATCAAAATGATTTGGGTTCGCTGAAGCACATGGTTGAATTGTATGACAAATCAAATGGCAACGAGACAATATAATAGGAGATAGGATGATACTTGAATGCGAAATATCTGGGCAAAAGATTGACTTTGATATACCAGAAAAATATAAGAAGATAGGCGTAAATTGTAGTGGCGGCGCAGACAGTAGTATTCTCCTGTTGATGGTAATTCAATACCTTGTTGATAACAACCGAACTGATACTACGGTATCCGTTACAACTTGTTCTAATGACAAGAAGGGTAGATGGAACGGTAGACGTGCTGCTGATGTAATTGAATACGCAATGAACAAGACCAAGTTTCAAAACTTCGATTTGCATTATACATATTATCGTGACGTTCAAGACGAGAAATACTTTCATGAGGTAGAAAACAAGCTATTTTCTGATGGCAGAGTAGATATGTTCGTTAGTGGAATAACGAGTAACCCACCTATCGGGGAAACGGTTGAAAACATCAAAGGTCAGACGATTGTGTTGTCTGATGATATGCTTCCGTCTAGGAATGGCACTAACCACCAACTATGGTATTACGATAATGCAAAAGCATTTTACACTCCATATGCCAACGTTGATAAAAGATTTGTCGCGTCTATGTATAATAAATATGACGCAAATGATTTGTTTGATTTGACTCGTAGTTGTGAGTCAATCCCCGACGAAGGGGAAGACATATCAGTTTTTGAAAAGACACCATGTGGTAAGTGCTGGTGGTGTTTAGAACGTAAATGGGCATTTGGGAGATTCTAATGAGTTTGGTTCTTACAGGAAAAAGTGGAGAGACCGTAGAAATCGTTCTACTTCCGAAATACAAAAAGGTTGCAGTAAATTGTAGCGGCGGTGCAGATAGTAGTATACTCCTATATATTCTTGCCAAATACATAAAGGATAACAATCTTGATGTCAAGTTGAGTGTGTTGACATGCAGCACCGATGTAAAAGATCGTTGGACTGGCAGAAAAGCAGAACTTGTTACCAATTACATAATTGAAAATGTTGGTTCTGGAATAATAGATATGCATTATATCTATTTCAGAGAACGACCAAAACTTGAAGATTTCCATGAAATAGAAAATTCGTTGTTTTCTGATGGTAGAGCGCACCTAATCGTAAGTGGTATAACATCGAACCCGCCAGATGGGGCATCGGTAGAAGATATTGACGGCAACACAATAGACTTGTCTTTGGGAGCGCAAGCAAACAGAAATGGGTCGGACCATGACATATGGCATATTTCTACCGATGGCAAAGGAGACTTTTGGAGTCCATTTGCGAATGTGGATAAGAAGTTCATAGCAGACCAGTATGATGCGTATGGAGTGAGAGACACGCTTCTTCCTCTCACACGAAGCTGCGAAAAGAAAACTCCATTGGATGCAAAGTTTGACCCAATGTTTGAGGAAACTCCTTGTGGCATTTGTTGGTGGTGCTTAGAACGAAAGTGGGCATTCGGGTATTTCTGATGACTGATAAGCGTTATGTATGCAGCAAAATGTTCACAGATATGAACATAAAATTTCCATATAACTGTGTGAAAAATTGCTGCAAATCCAACGATTATGTATCTTCGGTAGAAGATTTGAAGTCTGATGATTTTTTTATTTTCAACACCGAATATATGCGCCGTAAAAAAGACATGGTTCTGAATAACCAACTTCCAACTGGTGGATGTGATACATGTATAAAAATGGGAGACCACAGTTTATTTGAAGAATGGAACGTGTGGGGACGTGATATGCAAGATGATCACGACATACTAGTAGATGATATGTTCAATACATACGAAATGGTGTTATCTAGTGCATGTGATTTGAAATGCATTTATTGTTCACCTAAAGATAGTTCAAGTTGGGCGAAAGAAAAGGGTGTTCCGCAAAACAAAGGAAATGATGAATGGAAACACCTAGTTATTTCTAAATTAATCTCATCATTGAAAACAAAAGTATTCAGAGACGATAACATATATACATTTTTTTTCAGTGGCGGCGAACCAACATATAACCCAGAAACATTGGATTTTGTGAATGAAATATTAAAATATGTTCCAACCGACCGAACACGAATTTGTATAAGCACCAATGCAAATACCAAACCTAAAGTATTCAAAAAATACTTGGATGCTATACAATCCGACTTGAGCGTGAATTGGATATTTGATTGCAGTATAGATGGAATCAAAGAAGTATGCGAGGCAATAAGATACGGTATTTCTTGGAACACAGCAATTAAAAACATAGAAGTATTACTTCAACAGCCAAACGTAACGGTCAGAATATCTCCGACCGTAAATCTATACAGTGTTCCAACTATGAATGAATATATCAAATATTTTATTGAATTATTTGACAAATATGGTAAAATACATCACGAGATGTTTAATTACAATATGGCACAAGAGTCGGGAATGTCTCCTGCTAACTTACCATCAGGGTATAAAAAATGTCTTGATGAACCAATTGAACAATTGAAAGAATTGGGCATATCTTATTATGAACATTTAGAAAATGTAAGAAATATAATAGGAACTGACCACAACGAATATAAAACACAATGTATGAAAACTACATTTGAATATTTCAAAACAAAACGCCCAACCACTAATTGGGAGGAATTATTTCCTCACATAGTAGATATAATAGGAAAAAATGACGGAAATAAACAAAGATAGTCTGTATTGGTCGCAATACGATTTTACAAAAATACCATTTGACGACTTAGTTTCAGTGGGACAGAGAACCCTTCTCTATCGTGATTTGTTTTCGGTGAGTTGGCTACTTGGTAGGTTCTGTAACTACAAGTGTTCATATTGCTGGCCATATGCCAGAAGTGACAAAAAGGACCATCGCCCCACTGCCCTCTGTCTAGCTACTATAGACGAAATAAAAAGACAGGCCAGAGATAACGGATTCAACAGCTTTCATTTCAGTCTATCGGGTGGCGAACCAACATTCCATCCTGGTTATTTAGATATGTTGGGTCACCTAGCAAATGATGTAGAAAATACAAACTTTACCAGTATTCATATGACTACAAACATGGCACGTAAGATGGATTGGCATCAAAAATATTGTGATATTGCGGCTAAATTCAATCGTGCATCAATCACTGCGAGTTACCATAGTGAGTTCGCAGATAAAGACGAGTTCGTAGATAAACTGCATTTGTGTATGGAGCACGATGTTCAGGTAACAATCAATATGGTGTTGGTGCCTGAATGGTTTGATAGAGACTGGCAGAACGCACTGTATTTTCATGAGCGTGGAATAAACGTCACGTTGAAACCACAAAGTGATACATCGGCCAGTAGGGTAGTAGATGGATACACGCCAGAACAACTTGCTATCATGCGCAATGGAATGCCCCAGAGAGACTATACGAAGGCCATACAAGAGCAACGTGGCATCAAGGTAGTCAGACCCACACCGAAGCTAGGAAGCCTCTGGAAAGCCGATATGGAAGCAGGAGACGATAAGTCAGTTCCAGCTATGATGCAAGTTGAGTTTCAAGATAGCACTGGACAGAAGTGGTATATGGACCAAGCAGAACGATTCAATGCTTTTGGCTTCAACAAATTCAAAGGATGGGAATGTTCTAGTGGATTTCGTGGCATCATCATCCGTGAGCCTGATGGGTCAATAAAGCGTTCATATAGCTGTTCTGACGAACCCCTTGGGTATATTGAAAGCGGGTTCAAGTTATTTGATTCCCCGAAACCTTGCATAAGTGAAAGCTGTGTATCAAGTGCAGATAGTAAAATACCGAAACGAAAGCCGGGAGCGAAAATTCCACTGTATCCAAAAGACCCTATAAAGTAAAAAGACCCCCAATTGGGGGTCTTTTTTATACTGCCATTTCTGCTTTGATGAATGGATGTGGGTCATATCCTTCTATAGAGAAATGTTCCATTTTGAAATCATCGATATTCTTGATTGATGGGTCGATGATAAGTTTTGGAAATGGCATAGATTCTCTATCAAGTTGGGTATTTACTGCATCAATATGATTTTCATATATATGCCCATCCCCAATGACGTGAACAAACTCACCAACTTTCAAATCACAAACCTGTGCAATCATATGTGTCAACAATGAGTATGAAGCAATGTTGAACGGAACGCCAAGAAACAAATCAGCACTTCTTTGATACAGGCTACACGACAATTCCCCAAAGTTTGATACATAAAACTGAGAAAAGGTGTGGCATGGTGGTAGTGCCATCTTACCGATATCGGATACATTCCATGCGGATAGAAGATGTCGGCGGGATTGTGGATTTTTTTTGATACCATCAATCAACATAGCAAGTTGGTCAATACCATTCCAATTACGCCATTGGACACCATATACAGGACCAAGTTTCTTTACTGTGTCCGTGTTTTCGTATCCCAGTGCTTTGCCCTGTTCATCGGCATTTGCAGTCCATATGGTGGTTTTACCTATTAGATTTTCTCTTGGTTCTCCATAATGGATTTCTGCCAGTCTGCGTTCATCATCGGACCCTTCAATGAACCACAGAAGTTCACTCAAAACGCTTTTGAAATTTACTTTTTTTGTAGTAAGTAAGGGGAAACCTCGGCGTAAGTCAAAGTTCATGGTTGTCATAAATCTTGAAATGGTGCCAACCCCAGTTCTTTCTTTGTCTCTGGTTTCCCCCGTATGGAGTGTAGTATGAAGAAGATCAAGATACATATCTTCTTCCCAGTTTGTATTTGACATATATTCCTCTTATTCTTTTGGTAGTTTACCTTGGTCATTATCTCCAAAGTGTGCGGATAACAACCGCTTCACATTGAATATAACACTGTCTTGGATTAGTGGAACGTTCACCAATACTTCAATATCTTCAATTTGGTCATGTTGATGTGCCACTTTTTCCCAATTTAGATTTCCAGTCATTGGCAATGGTTTTAGTAGTTCTTCGCCAGATAACGATATTTCGCCGCCATTTTTTAGTTTTACAACGATTTCTCTGACAAACGAATTAGGAATGCTCAGTGGCATGATTTCTTCCATAATACGTTCAAATTCGGACTCTCTATCGAATTCCATGTAGTGTCTCCTAATAATAAGGGGCGAGAGTTTCGCCCCTTATTATTACTTATGCACTTTCGGTAGTCTCTGTTTTTGGTTTTGACGCCTTGCTTCGTTTTGGTTTTTCTGCTGGTTTTAGTTCAAACGATGCTGGCCTTAGACTTGGGTCATACTTGTATGCTTCTTCTCGTTTACGCTGTGCATCTGCTTCTAGTAGCTGTGCCTGAACGAGTAAGTTCTGTGCGATTTGACGAGATTCTTCTGATTTGCTTTCTGCAACATTCATATCAATGCGAGATTCAGTTTGAACAGGAGCAGTATTTTCGGTTAGAAGTCCAGCTTCAATCTTGTGCATCTGTTCAAGGATTTCGTTTAGGGAAACATTAGTCGACGTGTTTGGCGTCATGATGATGTTCTTGGTAGGAATCTTTGATAGTAGACCTTCTGTGTGAAGGGTAGTGAGCATCTGCCCGCCATGCCAAAATACTTTGCGCGAAAGGACTTCATACATTTGCTTTGCTGATTGACCCTCATTGGATTCTACAGCATCCATAAGTGCTTGATGATAACGGTCTGGCAGTGAATCGCTGAATACAACAAGTGCGTTTTCAGGTTCGTCTGGTAGTTCCATGAACACGACTACAAGTCGTTGTCCAGTTGCTGCGTGTCTTCCCACGTGTTTCATAAAAGCCATTACTCAGTGGTTCCCTCTGCTGGTGCGGACACTTCCTGTGTTTCTGCATTGGCAGAACGTGCTGCTTGAATAGCATCAAGAAAAGCCCTTAGTTTGTTTACAACTGTGCCAACGGCCTGAAGTTCAGTTGCTTGAAATGCGCCACGTTTTGCGGCCAAATCAATGATAGCATACGCATTTGCAACATCAGTAATTGTGATGTTGGTATCTGCGGTTTGATTGGTTTCTTCCGACATTTTATACTCCTTAGTAATAATTATGGTAATATGAAAACATATTCATATTACCATAATATAAAATTTATGATTGTTTGTCAAGCAATTATGCAACCATATTTACTTTTTCTTCTGGCCAATTCAAATAGATTAGCCATTCTTTATAACGAACGTTCAGAATTACTGATTTGCTATTCGCAATTTGGAAAAAGTCTGGTTTGGTTGGTTTCTTTTTAGGAACAATTCTTTCATTGTTACCTTTTTCATGGTTACACCATTTACATGCAGTGACAATGTTTTCCCAGTTGGTTCTTCCGCCCTTGGACTTTGGCAGAACATGGTCTAACGTCAAATCTTTTGGTTGAAATATGTCACCGCAATATTGGCATATATGCTTGTCTCGTGCAAACACATTACTTCTGTTGAAGTTGATTCCTTGCTTTGAACGAGAGATATACTCTCTTGTTGAGACTACACTTGGAACGCGCATGGTTATAGATTGGCTGTGAACTTCCCAATCTGGGTGCCATTCCAAAACGTTGATGCGGTCAAGAACAAGAAGTTTTATACTTTCTTGCCAAGTCAACGTTGATAAAGGAAGAATGCTTAGTGGTCTTCCATCTGAGTTTAGTAGTAGTGTATCATTGCTCATAGTAATATTTATCCCTGATTGCCAAGGCAATCAGGGATTGCCTTGGGCTTCTATTTCGCGTAGTAAGCGTGTTCGCCAAACGGCGGAACGATACGGTCATTGCCATGGATGACAAAGAGAGTGTCGCAGTAGTGTTCGTCACCCCAAGACCCGTAAGGATATCCATCGGTGAACATGACAAACTTTTGAGGTTGGATGTCATTTTCTTCCATGAACGTCCAGTTGCACACGAAGTCAGTGCCGCCGCAACCAATAATCTGGTAGTCATTGATTTCATCGGCATTCATTGGGGTAAACTCTTTGAACGATTCTTCGTATACACGAGTGTCAAAGGTCCATACCCGAAGACGGAAATCTTGGAACTGGGTCATAATTCCTTGAATTTCGCCCATGAAATCTTGCAGCATATCATGCGAGATAGAACCAGAAACGTCCAGACCAATGCAAACATCGACCATTTGGTCAGGGTCTTGTGCAGGAAGATAGATTCCCATGGAACGAGACTTTTTGGATTGGCGCATCCAAGTGTAGTCATTTTTGAGGCAGCTTTGAACACTCAGGTTCAGAAGCTCCCGCCAATCCATCTTGGGTTCAGTCATGGACTGAATCAGACGACGAATTTCACCGGGGGTATTGCCAGCACCAGCCGATTGAGCGGCTTGCAGAACCGCTTGCCGCATCTGGTCTTTGATAGCCTTGGCTTCTTCTTTGGTGACCTTGATTGGACCCTTGCGACCAGTCGGATCGTTTTGCATCTTGCCATCTTGGCCATCGCCATCCGTGCCTTCGTTGCCGAACAGGTGCATATCAAGAGTCTGCTTGCCTTTGCCTTCACCAGATTCTTTCAGTTTCTGGTAAATTTCTTCGGTATACATACCGTGATATTTACGGTCATACAGCGCAGATTTCGGCATCTTACCGATGTTGCTTTCAACGCAACCTTGGTTGACTTTGTAGTCAGCAGCAACGTTCCAGAGTTGTGGGTCACGGTCGGATTCAGCATAGTCAAACAGACGACCACCCTCGCCGCAGTGCGAGTAGACACAGTGAAGAACTTCGTGACCAACCACAAAGTCAATTTCTTCTGGCGTCAACGTGCGGAAGAAGTTGGGGTTGTAATAGAAATGCTTGCCATCCACCGCAGCCGTAGGACACCAGCCCTCGGTTTCAACCAGTTTCAGACGAGTTGCCAAGGTGCCGAAGAACGGATGCTTGATAAGCATACGAACACGACCAGAAACGATCATTTCTTTGACCGCAGCATCGGTATATTCAAATACTACGGGTTCAGGAGAGTCTTTGTCAATCTCAATGCCGTTCTGTTCAAGAACATCATCAAGAAGATCGTCAAGCGACTTGGCGGGTTGATTCGACATGGGTATAACCTTTCTTGTTTCTACTCTAACACTATACCCCATATGGGCACGAAGAGTCAAGTTTTATTTGTAAGTTACTAAGTAAAGTAACTTAGAAAAGATTAGAGGGGCCGAAGCCCCTCTAAGTTATCAGGCATTGTGGGCTTCAATGATCAGCTTGCCATACTTCTTGAAGAAGTCACCGATGCAAGGAACCTTGCGGGGTTCAAGCGGCAGCTTGTAGACCTTGAGTGCCGTGCGACCGCCAAGGACAGTCATTTCGGTATCAAAGTTGTCCATCATGAAGCGGAAGAAGTTTTCTGCCATTTCATAGAGTTTGTCCATGTCGTTCTTGCCGTTCTTGTCAACGAACTCTTTCAGTTCGTAGCAGAGCGAAGCAGTCAGCGAGAACATCGCGGAGATTTCGTTGCTACCCTTGGGCAGATGCTTCACACGACCTTCGAGAATGTCGGTCGGGTTGGGCATAGCCTGTGCCATCTGGCGGTGAGCCATGAACTTGGTTGCAACACCATCGCCAACCGTGCCAGCAAGAAGATCGTGCAGACGATGGTTGCTGATGTTTTCGTTTTCTTTGGGCAGAAGGTCCGAAACGAAGGTCCAAGAACGGGGGGTCGAGAACGACCGCGATGCCGTGCGAGGGTCAAAGTTGAACAGGTCCATCTTGTTGGAAGTCAGGTAGCCGATGACTTCAGGGTGGATGCGATGTTCCATCGCCCAAGTCTGCCAGTCTTCAAAGTCCACAGTGATTTCAAGGTGGACGAAACGGTTGGCGAGAGGCGAAGGCATACGATATGCAACACCACGGTCGCTTTCACGGTTACCAGCAGCAACGATAAGAACGTTGTCAGGCAGCTTATACGAACCAAGGCGGCGGTTCAGAATAAGTTGGTAGGCAGCAGCTTGCACCGACTGAGGCGCTTGGTTCATTTCGTCAAGGAACAGAACCACATTTTCATACTGGGATGCCAGTTCTTCATCGGGAAGGTCGGAAGGTTCCGCCCATTCCATCTTGCCCGTCACTTCATTGAAGTGAGGAATACCGCGAAGGTCGGTCGGCTCCATCAGAGCCAGACGCAAGTCGATCATGTAACCGTTGATTTCTTGCGTGATGCTTTCAACGATTTCGGACTTGCCGACACCGGGCGGACCCCAGATGAACACGGGGCGCTTGCGGCGGAACGCATACGCGATTTCAGCTTTCAGATCGCTCGGCTTGGTGAGACGAACTTCCATATCTGCGGTAGAAACTTTAGCCATTGGTGAGAACCTTTCTGTTTTGTCTCGGTGATTACTGTTTGATATTAGCTGATTCTGTTGAAGAAGTCAAGAGGCTTTTTGCTGTCGGCTTCTTCTTTTTTCGTCGCTACAGGATTGTTTATATCCTGATTCGCGTCCCTTGTCAAACACTTTCTTCAAGGGAAGCGAGAACTTCGTTGATGGCTTCCTGAATGGGAAACTCATCTTTTGCAGCATAGGGCAGACCAAGGTTGAAGCAGAAGTAATCTGCGCCATACATCAGGTCAAACTTGTCAAACCATTCGCCCTGAATAATCCATTTCAGAGCCTGAATTTCGTCCTTCGCGCCAGTGACCATAAGACCCTGAACTCGCTGATGGAACTCGATAATTGCCATAGAGTCAGCATGACGCTGACGTTCCATTTCGGCGTTCAACTCTGCAATCAAGTTGTCCCAAATGGTTTGTTTGATTTCGTCGCACGAACTGTGCCAGTCTTCCAACCAGTAGGAAGAAGGACGATACCCACGGGCATCTTTGTGGAGGTCGGAGACAATCTTTTCATCAAACGTGTAAGTCATCTTGCTTTCCTCTCTTGGATACAGGATGACTATAGAGTGATTCTACGATGTTGTCAACATCTATTTTTCATAAAATGATTTTATTTCTACCCAGTCATCAAAGTTGGCATCAAGCATAAGAAACTCGCTGGCAACTATTTCTTCAAACACAATGAGTTTGTTTACTGGACTGAGAAAGTATGGGCTGACCATATACTTGTCAAGCATTAGTATTTGTTTGCCTGATGTTCTTGGTAGTCTTGTGCTTAGTTGTATGGTGTAGGATTGAAAGACTTTTGATAAGGCGTCCCTGCCAAGTGTAGTCAGACGAAAATGTTTTGTGTCATCATATGAGTATATAAAAATGTCACTGATATCAAACTTATTTTTTCCTGTCTTTTTTCCGACAAGCGTTGAGTTCAACACATTCAGAACATTTGACTTACTCAAAATCATCTAAGTTCAACTTAGTTCCTTGAGTGAGAACATAGACTTCAAACCCATCTGTCTTGAATAACTTATTCAATCTTTGTGCCAAGTTTATAGCATGTCCAGAGTTTGAAAAAGATACCTTTTTGTATTTTGGACCTGGAATGTTCACAAGAGAATTTAGACTACGAATGTTTATTGGTTCGCCATTGAAAAATACAGCGTATATTGCATCTGCCTGTAATACTTGTTCACTGCGATATGAACGTGAGTCTGTATGCTCAAGAATTATCGTTGGTTTTGGTCGCGCCATTGTTACATCCCTTTGGTCATTATTATATATGTATTTATTATTTTTTTGGAATAATAGCAGTTATTTGAACCTTCCGCCATCAATTATTCTTGGACCTTTCGGCGTATGGCAGTCTTTTAGTTCAAGTAATAGCATTCCAATAGCAGCATTAAGTTTATTCGCATCATCTATAGACATGCGAATATCTTTATCTTTTTTTAGATTAGATCGTTGAACTAGGGTAATAAAGTCTTGTATGGGCTTACTCATACATTTATTTATGAAAAAACCCGCCGAAGCGGGTTTAGTTTACCGAACTGGATATGGCTTACTTAGGATTCTCGCCATTTCATCAGGGGCTTTGGCGAGGTTTTGCAAATCCCATTCACCACACCATTTCAAGAAATGAATGCCAACACTCTTGTTTTCCTTGACTACGGACAGTTGGTTGATTGTGTTGATGAACTCATTACGAAGGTCTTCAGGCTGACTGGTCAAATCAATAAGAGTTTTGTTACGCTCGTAATCTGCTTTGACAGTATGCTCAACTCCGTTATGGTCAGTCCAACGTTGAAGCATAAAGTTGTTCCAGTTGAAACCGCCAGTGTCACGGTCAGAGAACGCTTCTTGAATACCAATCTTGTTCTTGCTTCCCTTTAGACGTGCGCCTGGGTATGCAGAGAAAATGTTGTCACTTGTATCGCCACGAATACATTTCTCAAACAGTAGCCATTCTGGGTCGGGTGCAACCAGTTTCTCCTTTGTCTTTTTATCAACAATCGGAGTCATGTTTTTATCATCTTTGAAGAAACCTTCTGTAGTGATAATACGATTTTGCACACCATCATAGATTTTTACATTCGGGGCAAGCAACTGCATATAGTCGCTATCGCTTGAAATAATGATATGGTTGTCGGTTGGATGGCTTTCAATGAACAACGCAATCATGTCATCTGCTTCTGCATTTTGATGGCGAAGCAAGGTTACGTTTGTTTTTTGGTCAAGAAACTGAATGAGGCTGTCGTATGCCTCAAACATAATCTTATCTTCTTCTTGCTCACGAAGGCTTTTTGCTTCTTGGGCTACTTTGCGATGTGCTTTGTATGGGGTATAAAACTGTTTGCGCCAGCTTTTCCCCTCCAAGCAAAACACTGCGTGGTCTGCGTTGAACTTGTTATAGCACATCTTCACACTATTCATCATAATGTGAAATGCCATACCAATTTTCATATCAATGTCGGCATTTCTCATCGCAACATGTTTTGCACGATGATACATGTTGAAGCTATCAACCAAGATAAAAGTAGTCATATATTCCTCTTATGAGTATTCTGAAAAGTTGTCATTAACTTTCAGACGTTGAACCAGTTGGCCTTCTTTGCTGTCTGTTAGGAAACTTTTTGGGTTTCCCTTTTCGTCGATCATATCTTCAAGCACGATATTCTTGCATAGGTCACTGAACCATTCGTTTACAATTTCTTCTGGTTCGATTCCGTTGTAGCCATTGTTCGCTAAGTATTCCACGAAATGCTCATTGAAGTCAAGCTCAAAATAGCCATTACTTGGATTTTTCGTATCAAAATCTATGTTAAGAACTGCAACATACGGCTCGTTGTTTAAGTCAGCAAGTTTATGGTCATATTGTTGCTTTGTGATAACTTTATGGTATAGGTCGGCACTTAACTTTGCACGTGCAAGTTCATCTTCGTCCTTGATTAGCAACTCTGCTTCTTTAATTGCAAACTCGTATGGACTAATCTTTCCATACTGAAGGTCAATATTAAGATGGCGAAACTTGCGATCTTCTTCATTGGGCATCATATCTGCCAATGCCCTATCTTTCGTTTCACCAGAAAGCGTTGCTTCAATCAGTTTTATTTTCTTTTCTCGTTCTGGCAGTAGCCAGTTCTTTGGATTTAGATATATTCCTAACATGATTACCACCCTATGCGTTCCCAAGGAACGTCTTTGTCACCGAAATGCCCATATATACAATTCTTGCTGTATTCAGTGAAGTTGAACAAATCAAACCTATCAATAATTCCTTTTGGTGATAGGTCAATCTCTTTGCGAATGAACCTTTCAATAGATGCGTTGTGACCATTACTGCTTACATAAATGGATGTTGGCTGTTTTACACCAATTGCATACGACAACTGAATTTGGCACCAATCAGCCATGTCATCTGCCACAACGTTCTTTGCCAACCACCGCGCCATATATGCTGCTGAACGGTCTACCTTTGTCGGGTCTTTGCCTGAAAACGCACCGCCACCATGTGGAGCAAATCCACCATATGTGTCCACGATAATCTTGCGCCCAGTCACACCAGCATCACCGTCTGGACCGCCGATAACGAAGTTACCAGTTGGGTTCAAGTGCCATACGGTTTTGTCATCAATAAGGTCTGCGCCCAATGCTCTCATGGCTGCAAGTTTAGCCATGTTTCTTGCCAACTCTACATTCCCTTCGGTATGTTGAGTGCTGATAACTATTTGGTCAATTCTTTTGACCAATCCACCTTCATATTGAACACTTACTTGCGACTTTGCATCTGGACCAAGAGCATTTCCTTGTAGGCGAAGTTCTTTTAGTTCTTTTAGAATTTGGTGTGAATAGTAGATGGGTGCTGGAAGATACGATGAGTTATGGTTGGATGCGTAACCGAACATAATGCCTTGGTCGCCCGCACCGAAGTCATCAGTTCCAAGGGCGATATCTGCGCTTTGATTGTGAATACGGTTTATGATTTCAAGGTTTTTCCAGTTGAACCCATCTTGCTCATACCCGATTTCTTTTACTTTGTTTCTTACGATTTCGTTAATTTCATCGTTTGACACGTTGAAGTTTTTTACTTCACCAGCCAATGCAACGAAGTTTGTTGTAACCATAGTTTCGATGGCGACACGTGTAGATGAATCGCCCACCTTTAATCCAGCGTCAACAAGTGCATCACTAATTTGGTCTGCTACTTTATCTGGATGACCATCGCTTACACTTTCACTCGTAAAGATGTAGTTATTCATAGTTAATCCTTTGTGTTATATCTTCAATGATGAAATCTGCATCCCTTGAAGTTTGTCTTATTACAAATGTAGTTCCTGTTTTGTTCAAAATGGATTGAATACGGTTGAGACGGTCAACCGTATTTTTCAATTCGTTCACTAATCTTTCTACTCTGGGTTCTTTCATCAACGATGCTCTCACAGAGTTAAAAATTCTCTTTGACAAATCATCGTGATGGATTCTGTCAATTCTTCCGAACTTGATATGACATAAAGTTGTGATGCAGTTTCATCTTTTTTATAGTCATACTTGTAGAACTCTAATATATATCCGCCATTTGCAGCAAATATCTTAAAGTTTAGTTTCGGGGAAGTATGCAATTCATTATTTGATGGCTGTGGGAATGAACTCGCATCAATTCCAATCACATGATTATTGGCGTATTTATTGTATAGCCGTGTTATTAGTTTTTGAAACATTGTCTGATTCGACTTTCTTTTTTTTAAGTATGCCTTGCGCATATAATCTCCTATGAGGAAACGAGGGTAATTCCAGCCAACCACCCTCGTTATTGCTCTCACTCTATTTGACAGGGCTGGCAATAGTAGAGCATTATAGACGCACACTGCGCCACTTATCTAACACGCTCACGGCGATACATCCAGTGTATAGCGGGGGAATTACCATACATCATACATTTAGAGGATTGTATAGGCTTCCTATTAGATAAGATTTACTCAACAAGTAGTTCTCGTTCCAGTTTTTCAATTTCTTCTTTCAGATGCAACTTCTCTTGTTTCATCTGAACAATCTTATTGTCAGGAACACGTTCATCATAGCATATTTTGATACGAGAATCAAGATCATTGTGTCTTTCTCGTAGCACTTTTAGATGGGACATTTTTTTGTCACGCTTATGGTCAGTCATTATGCTTTCTCCTTGGTTGTAGGGTCTTTTATCAACGCCACCATTGCCTCAAAGTATAATTTTGCTTCTAGCAATTCTGGATATTCTTGTATCAGCCGATGTATCTGCTGTTCTTCTTCCATCTTCCGTTTGGCCCAAGCTATTACCTGTTCCGTTTCTGGAGACAACGACATGTATGTATACGAGTTATATACTTCCCAATAACTACCGCTAAACACCAATAGCTTTCCTTGGTCCATTCTGACATCGCCAACTTGATTGTGTTCTGAAACACTTCTATCTGCTGACGTGCCAGAATAGGATGTAGATACTATTAGATGTTTATCGGTAGATACGTTATTCACAATCAGTTACCTGTTTTTGCGGGAAGAATGTAATCGTATACGCCAAGTCCAGAGTCAACTTGAATCATCATCGCCCCTTGGTCGGAGAACTTGATGGTCATGTTGCTGGTATCGGCAAGACGAAGAATAGTGTTTACTGTGCGCAATGGGTATGACCAAGCAGATTTCAACTCACCGGACACGTTGAGTGCAAATGGCAAGTCAACCTTGTCTGTTCCGTTGCTACCGATAGAGAAGATAAGATTTCCATTTACTTTCTTGACCGTAAATAGAGAGTCATTTCCACCCAGAACACCATCAAAATAGCGAAGGTCAGTTACAGCTTTTTGAGTTGGCATAAACTCAATGTCCCACTTCGCGCCCTTGAAGTTCGCTGTTTTGATTTGGTCATCAACCACTTCACTGCGAATGAGACGATAGTTTGATTCAAACCCACCGTTCATTTTGAAAGAAATGCTTGCTGGTGATGCTTCGCCATTTCTTTCTTCTTTGTTGACAACAATATCTGCGTCAACTTTCTTACCCTCAGTGTCTTCGCCCGAATAGTTCAGGTAGCCCTGAAGGACAGAAAGACGCCCGAATCCAACCTTACCAGTGAGTGCATCCACCTTGTTGTGTAGTTTGCCTTTGAGAACCACTGAACGATTGTCGTCAAGTGCGTCAATCTTTGTTTCGTCACCTTCTGTGGTGACTTTCACCGCTTGGATAATACCAAGTGAATGAGTGTGTTTTACTATGTCTTTTAGAATATCACGCATATTGTGCTCCATTTATATTTCCTCAGTATATCAAAATTCAAACAGGTTGTCAACTTCTTTGACTTCGGTTTTTACAACTTCATCAAACATTTCATCTTCTGGATTTGCAAATTCAATTCGTGCCTTTGCAATCTCCATATAATCAGGATCAAGTTCAATGCCAACGAACTTGAAACCTTCTAACATCGCACCCTTGCCAGTTGAACCAGAACCCATAAATGGGTCAAGAACAGTCCCGCCTTTTGGAGTAACCATGCGAACCAAATAACGCATCAAATCAGTTGGTTTTACGGTTGGGTGATTGTTTTTCTTTGTTGGTGGATTGACCCAATCCTTTTCTTCGCATAGACAAGTGTGTGCTTCAAGAGAAGAAGCCCCGCACTTGGAACATATGCGGCGAATACCATTGCCTTTACCACCAATGGATTTAGCTTCAAAATCTTCTAAACCTTCATTTCGGTCTTTCTTAGATGTTTTGGCGCAATAAAAGAACCGTGCCGCAGAAGCATCGTCATTGTAACTATCCCACGAAACGCGATTGTATTCTCCATAGCAGTTTGTGTTTTCATCGCCAGTTTTGCTTGGTTCTTTTCCTGATACGCTACCGCCAGCTTTTGTATTTGGGAATAGAGAAACGACTTCCTCGCTACCATCATGAATAAAGTTGGCGGGAAACCTTCCTTTCGGTGATGATGTATTTGGTGTTCCTTCAAACTTTCCATACGCATTGACTGCCATTCCATCAGTTTTCCAAGAACCATTTCCGCCGAGACGAGGATCATCAACTTCTGGATTCGTTGGAATGCGACTTTCATCAATGTTGATACCACCAGTTCCATACTTCAACACATTTGCAGCAACTGTATTTTCTTCCAATGGTTTTCTTGCAACAGTGATTGGTTCTAATGCGGGCTTTAGCGCAGTCCCCCAACCTTCCCATTGCTTTGCTTCGTCGGTAGCAGGAGCGGTAATACGAATAACATTCTTTGCACTCTTGTCTTCTGAGTTACCAGTATCTGCATTTGGCCTGAAACCGTGCTCTGCATTCGTCTTGGAAATGTGTGCCATTCCACCAGAGTTTGTTTTCGTCTCTGAAATAACTTCACGCTCTGCACCAGCCGATTTGTCAATGGCTTTACTAATATCCAATGACTTTGGAAATCCACTTCCGTAAACCCATGCAATCATATCGCGGATTTCAAATCCCGCATCCTCAATACGAACTGCCATACGATGTTGAGTCCGAGTGCCAGCAAACGCAAGTAGATACCCACCCGGTTTCAATACCCGTAGAGCTTCTTCCCATATCTCTTGGGATGGAACGTCATAGTCCCACTTCTTTCCCATGAAAGAAAGCCCATATGGCGGGTCAGTTACAATGCTGTCCACGCTATTATCTGGAAGTGTTTTTAGCACTTCCAGACAATTTCCATTATATAATGTATAGTTTTTTTCCATATTAGAACTCGAATAGATTGTCAAATGTTTCGGAGTTGTTGGTGTCGTTCAAATCCCAGTTTAGAACGCCAATCAGGTTGTTTATTTTCTTAGTAATAATTGTAAATTCCATTTCGTTGTTGTCAAATGGTAATTCCTGAAACCACATTGGCAACTTCAACTCATCAATGGGATACGCGATACTTGTAATCCCCATAGGATTAGACTTCAACTTACAAACGATAGTTTTCATGCCATCAGTGATCTCCATACTATAGTTGTCACTGTTCATTCTACGAAGTCGGTTCCAGTTGATTGCTGCAAGAGCATGACCTACTGCACACTTTCCTGTTTTCTCAAACACTTTTGTGTGATGAGTTAGGTTGTTTACTCGTTTCGGAGTTCCCTTTTGCCAAGCTGGCATCTTGCGAAACTCTTTTTTGAACTGCTTGATCATATCAATAACTTCTTTCTGTTCTGCGTCAGTTAGAAGTTTCATCAGAACGTCCTTCAAGAACTCCTGCATGTAGTCTGGGGTGTCAGAACGCTTTAGGTCAAGGCCCATCGCTTTTACTTTGCCAGGAAGCCCATCAATGTCCCTGCGCTTTCCATCGTCATCAAAAATAAGCATAGCATATCGCTTCTTCTTGATGAATAGCCCAGTTGTAGCGGCGTTTTCACGTCCTGCTTTGATGATTTCGCCCTGTTTCCTTGGCACATGGAAGAATAACTTCATAAAGTCGGGGAAACTTTCGTTCACCTGTTTTGCGATTTCGTCATACAACTCCATCACAATCTCTTTACTCCAAGCGATTTCTCCACTATCAATTCTATCTTTGTATACTGGATACATAGAGAAGTAGATAGAGTCGGTATCGCCATAGATAATAGAATCACCCTTGTAATCATATGTTCCCGCAATAACTTCGTTGGTTTTGCTACCCATATGGCGAGTGATACAACGTCCAGTGAGAGTAGTAGATTGACCAATCCGTTTATCATAGAAGCGGCAACCTGGGTTTAGAATAGCACCATACAGTGAGTTCAAGTTGATCTTCTTCACCAACTGACGTTTGTCCCAGAAAGCAACTTCTTTGCCTTCTCCAGCATCACGTGCATCTTTCATCTTGGCTTGAAGTTGCTTACGTTCACTATACCATCTTTCCAATAGACTTGGAATAATTCCTTGAACGTCTTGTCTGAAAACTGTCCCGTTTGCTGATAGCGCCCAGTTCAATTCGCTAGTATTGAAAATCAAATCATATACTTCTGCCCCAGTAAGATTGGAACTACTTCCATCTTCCATATCAAGGAACAACGGAACCACCTTATCTCTTTCGTTTACATAACGAAATTCTTCTGATGAGAATGTATCTTCCCATGCCTGTGGAGCACCAAAACTTTTTCCGACAGTTCTTTTACCTTCAATAATACGGCTAGTAATCATTTCTTCGGTGTAGTTCTGACGAAGTTGAGCAACAATCGTTTCTGGCGACATATTCAATGACCGTAGAACCGATGGATACAGAGAGTTCAAGTCAATACCAGAAATCCATCGCTGAATACCTGTCTTGGGCTGCGCCACAAACGCACCAGCAGCTTTTTCTTTTGCAAGAAACTCTGCAAGTTCGTCGTCATCCATGTCCGCTGGGTCGTCAGCATCTTCTTCGTTCCAGTCTCTTGCTTTGCGGTCAGGAACATGCATATCGCGGCGATGTGCTTCATTGATGATTGCCTGTTCAGTAACGGCAACCGCACCCATTGTAGTTTTGATAAGAACTGTATTATCGTGGGCAATTTCATTCGCCAAGTCAATAAACCGAAGTTTCTTATCTAAGTCTGCAATAAGCATAACGTCTTCTCTGTTATACTCAATGAACTTGTAGAAATCTTCGTTATATAATTGGTCTAGTGTTCCTTCATATGCAACCTTTTTACGCCCAAGTTCATATTCTGAAATAGCATCCAACGAGTATGAGTGCATTTCATGATATGTATACTTACGGTAAAGTTCAAGATAGTCCAAGTGAACCCGCCCCACCAGTTCATAGGTGAGTTGGTCTTTGCCATACTTCTTGACATATTTTTCTTTTGGCTGCACATCCCATAGACATAGACGTTTGATGTATTCTTTGCCGAGAACTTGAATAATTCTACGGACAGTATAAGGAATATCGTAACCTTCTGAGTTCCATCCGCTGATGATATCTGCATCATCTACAAGAGATAGAAAATCTTTGAGCATTTCCTTTTCACTGCGATACCACTTTGTATTGTCAAACCGTGTGCAGATTTGTTCTGCTTCTTCATCTGACATACCTTTTGGTGGAATGGCCAATGTAATTAGTTCGCCTATCCAGTCAAGGTAAACTGTGATGGCGGTAATTGGCATAAATGCTTCTTCGGTTGACGAGAACCCACGTTCCTTGTCAAAGTCAACTTCAATGTCGCAAAATGCAGTATGCAGAACGGGAGAATCTACCCCGTTGTAATTTAGAGATAGGCATTGGTTCTCTGGCTTGATATCGCTTTCAAACAGCTTTTTTCCAGAGTTAATCTTTAGTTCTTTATGGAAATCTTTAGTTGTCTTGCATCGGATTTGGCGAATTTTATCACCAAAGATACTACGATGCTGGCCGTTTTGGTCCTTTACATAGAATGTTCTAATAGCGGGATAGTCTTTGAATACCCGCTTTCCGTTTAACCGTTCAACAACACGAACCAAGTCGTGTTTTTTATCGTAATATGCATCAACGTATGACAAAACGTCTCCTTATTTTATTCCTGAAATGGTAAATCTGGTAAGCACATTCAACTTCATTGCGCTTTCATATGATATTGAAGATAATGGGTATTTATTTTTAATCTCATCAACACTATAGCATACATTGGTATGATCTTCAATAGACAAGTTATTGGATTGTATCAGGCATTGTTTTCCCGCTGGTATTCTTTCAAACCATTCTGAAGTCATATGCTCACTGCTTAGATTTATGATAGTATCATAGTGTTCCAACCCATCAAACGTCAATACATCTTCTGTAAAATGTGTTCCATAGTTATGGAACTTTGAGTTGAGCCGCTTGCTTATAACATTACATCTTGGATCAATGTCTATTTCATCTATGATGAAAGTAGGATAACGGTGACATATATAGTGTGTTAGAAATCCAAACCATGAGCCGATATATAGAACTTTTCCTCCATGGTTTGGAAGATGCGATAATGCAGTGATTGCTTGATTTTTGCTATGAATTTGATTTGTATGAAATGCATCTCTGACTTCTTCCATAGTTGTCAGAGATGCAATGTTTTCTTCATACAATATATCAAAGAATGCTGATATGTATGTTTCTATCATGCTTTGAGTAGATACATCATTGTTTCTGGTATATCGTTGATAACGATAAGTTCATTTGGATAGCGAAGGTAGTCCGTTTTTCTACCGATTGGTTGAACTCTGACCATTTTCTCGCCTTGCGATACTATGGTGCAAACGTCTATTTCTCGTGTGCCTGTGGCGGCAAGGACAACAGTGTCCTTGCCGAGTTCTCTGCCAAATCTATCCTTATGAATGATTGGCTGTTTCGCCATCAGCCACGTCCAACAGTTTTGAGAATTGTTTCAACATCTTCAAAGTCTTGCTTTGCTTCGGTTAGCCGTGCCTTGTGAGCAATGCTAATTGCTTTATTGATGAGAGAAGGCTTGATGTCAAGTTCTTCTGCAATTGCCTTGACCGTATCTTTTAGACCACCCTTGAGGTCTTCAATCTCTTGAAGGACTGAACATCCTTCATCTACGAGTTGAGTTAGTTTTGCTTTTTCTTCGGATGTGATTGTATCTAGTGACATGTTTTTCCTCTGTGAATAAAAAAGGGAACCTCTGAATAGAAGTTCCCTTGAATATAACACACCGAAGTGGCAGAGTCAATCGTTATTTTACCATTTTCTGCATGACCAGTAACGTGCTTTTGTTCGTGGGCCTGGGTTGTCGCAATTGTGTCTTGCTCTGAACGACTTTCTGCGTTCTGGGTTTGACTTCTTGATTTTCATGTCTGGGTCACCGAAGTTTACCTTTTTTACATTTCCAGTGCTTGGGTCTTTGACATAGACCTTGAATTTTTTTACATCGCCGCGCATTGGCTTACCGAGTGGGACGTTTCTGCCTTGATACTCTGCTTCATCCAACTTTTCATCTTCGTTGAACCACATAACACCATATGCTTCAAAGAAATCGTTGCCTTCATATGTTTCTTCATACATAGATTCTTTTGCCGCGCCACCTGATGGGAATCGGGTTTGTATCCCTTGGTTTGAACTTGTTTGCTTGTCCATGTATGATTTGGCTTTTTGCATACCAGTGTTTAGACCTTTCGCGCCCATGACCGCAGCATTTCCTATATCTTTTGCCAATGGCGAAGTTAGTGCTCTTCCTGCCCCACTTGCCGCTCTTGCTATTGCTGGCCCTGCTGCTGCTGCCCCTGCTCTTACTGCTCCCGCAATGGCACCTCCTGCGGCTCCAAGTGCTGGCAGAAACTCTTTTAGATTTTCGTGCTTTGACTTTATGGAATCGAGCATTTCTTGGTATTGGTCGGCCATCATTCGGTGATGACGCTGTGTGATGGGGTCTTTCACCATCTTTGCTTTTTTGAGTCTATCATCAATCATCATCTGTAAACGGCTGATACGATGTGAAGTATTTCCTTCGTCTATTTTACTTTCTGGAACGCAGTTGGGGACTTCTTTACTGCCTTTTTTTTTAGTTCCGACCATTTTGTAACCTGACCAGCATGGGTCTTTGGCACCGCCCTTCATTTTTCCAGCTTCTTTTATCTTAGACTCACCAATAGTATCTTCGTCGGCCATTGGACTGTTCATGACGGCATTATAGTCATCCATTTCATTATCTGACGGCATTTCGTCACCCATTGGTAGGTCCATTTGCATACCGCCACCCATTGGGTCATTTAGTTGTTCAACATCGCCACCAAGTTCATCGCCCATGCCACCCATGCCACCCATGTCACCGCCCATGTCTGGACCTTCAAAATCGTCAAATCCGCCCATTTCGTCGCCCATAGCTGGTTCGCTTGATTGTGCGTTTAGGTCAAGAACATACATACGTGAGGTTAGTGCATCTGACATGCGCTGATATGCTGCATATGCGCTGTTATGCATTTTAGAGAACTGTAGCGACAAATCATGAATGGCGTCTCTGGCGTTCTTGCCGCTTTGAATTTCAGATGCAAGTTGTTCAGTTGTGCGATTTAGATAATCTTCAAACTCATCATTGGAGATTACAAAATTTTCAAAAAGTTGTCTAAGTTTCATTTTACATTACCTTCTTATCATTGTTGTTGTAACAGGGTTAGTATAACTCAGATTACCTACATCGGCACTGTAACCCATCTTATGTTTCTTTTTAGATTCAGTTTTAGCTTTTCCATAAACAGAACGCTTCGCATCGGCCTTCTTGGTTCCAGGCGTCATAGGCATCGCAACTGATGCAAATGCCCCTGAAAAATTCTCGCTTATGATCTCATTTATTTTCATAATAGTATTTATCCTTTTATGCAGCTTTGGTATTTAGGTTTCTACCAAACTCAAGTTTGCGTTTGATACTACTCAATACTTCAAAGAATAGTTCTTTTACCGCATTTAGATTTTCAAAGAAACTAAAGAAGGTAAGACCTGGAACTTTTTCAGTAGCAACATTCATCACTGTTGAAATGAAAGTTCCGAATTGGTCGGCAAAGTTTGATTTGACCACGTTTGCCAATATTGTTTTTACACTAGATAGATTCTGGACCATGTATTTGGCAAACGCATATACGCCAAGACTTCCCAAGAAGCCGATAATGCCGCCACGCTTGAATATTGCAGATGCGAATGTAATGATATTCTGCACCATATCCCTCAGTGTGGTAGCGACTGTTTCGTTATTGACAAGGCCAATCGCAGTGTTCAGAACCGATGATAGTTGCTTCAACATTCCTCTTGACGATTTCACCATTTGGGTGTATGATTTCTCAAAATATGTTTCATCCATAAGAATATCTTTGATAAGAACAGCGGCGTCTTTCATGGTAAGAATGGTAGCCGATAGGTCATCAATCGTATTTTGTGCTTTACTTCCCAACCATTTTGTGACGGAAACCAACATTGCTTCATGTAGTTGTGCTTCTGTAAGCATCTTGCGACCTGTATCGCCATACATTTCTCTCAAATTGAATGCTGGCTTTCCATCTTTTGAAACTTTGTTTCCAAACTTTGCGGCTTGTTTTTTGATTTCGTTTGGGCCAACATCAATCGTAGTGTTGACGCCTTTTACGATTTTACCAACCCCGCCAGTTTCATGAATATCCTTGAATGTAGTTTGAGGGAAGTTGATAAGCATACTCAATCCCTCCTTGGCTGGAAGGCTCATACGGAATGCAGTGATTTTGTGTATCTTTGCATTTTTAGCAGCAAGCCAACGATGATGCCCATCCAACACATAGTTGTCAGAACTGATTATGATTGGCTTGTTCATCTTTCCGTTTGTCATTGCAGCTTCTACGCCCTTGTCGCTGAACTCTGACTGAGTTGACATTAGGTCTGCTGGATCAACTATTTCTTTTTTTATTTTGCCACCATTATCGTAGATATAACGAAACAAATCTTCATAATGCTTTTCGTCAATTTGCGGCATATGGCGTCTTGGAACACCAAGTGTGTCGGCAGGATGAGGTTTTACGATTTTTAGTTCATTTAGTTCGCCCTCACTATGAACTTCTGGGTGCTCTGGTGAACCACCAATCTCTTTGTATTCCGCACCGAACTTATCAAGAATTCTTTTCAAACGAGCAACTTGTTCTTGATTGGCAAGGGTGACTACCATATCTGAGTCACTTTGCCCGAACTCATGTGGGTCTTGCTGGTTCAATCTTGCAAAATGCTGACCTAGCTTATACCAATCAAAATCACCTTTTGTATCAATCACCAATGTATTTTGTGGCATAGTAAGCAAGTCGTGTTGGTATCCAGTGGGGTCATCTTCAACTGCGTCTTCATTGAATGCAACATCGGTTGCCTTCTTTGCGATTTCACCTTGAGGATGTTTTGGGTTGATAGTTACAACTTCTCCGTTCATCAACTCTGAGATATTTGCAGTTTTACCAATTGTATCTAACAGTTGATGCAGCTTGTCATTTGCATCATACCCATTAGTTTCATAGTTTGCCTTGCCTCTGACTTCGGTTCTCTTTCCAGAATCGGTATTCAGAATATGTAACACATACAGGTCATCATCACGTTCAAGTTGTAGCTTGTATGATTCATTCATATGCTTGAAATACTGAACCTGACGCTCTCTTTTTAGAGCGCCAGCTTTAGTTGGGTAAGTTCCAAGGTTCTTTTTGCCATCTTTAGAGCGAAGTTGAAATCCGCCCTTCACTTTTTTTATAGTTTCATTTACTGATTCTGGCGTTGGTGTTTTTGCTGGAACTGCCAGTAGCTTGCTGAATGTTTTCTTTGGCTTTTTTGGTAACACTGCCAGATATTCTTTTCTCAACTCTTCTTTTTTAGGAGTAAGTTCGCGAATGTGGGATTGAAGTTCTTTTATTTTTTCTTCATTTGGGTCTGCACGATTGACTTCTGCACGAAGTTTTGTAGTATAGTCATCAATCATGTTTTGAATGCTGTTTATTTCATTCTTGATTTCTGCAACGTTTTCGTCTCTTTCGTCATCATATATTGGAGCATCACTATAAAGTAGGTTATCGCCTTCGACATGACTATACTTCTCTACACCATTTTCTTTGTATGCTGCAAATACCGTTACGCTTGGGTCTTTTGATAACGCAACCCATATTTTTCTTCCGCCCGCTGATTGCATAGAGTCTGCCTGAAGGAATAGACCCACCTTTGTAACCAAGTGGGCATAGAATTTTGGCATCAATCCTTTTCCTTGAAGTGCAGGATCAAGTGCTGCGGCATGAATAACGCAAGGCGATTTTGATGAACTACGAGTCATATGGACCAAGGCATGCATATTGGTTTCTTTGTCGCATAATAGCGCGTTTAGTTCACGTCCTTCTTTTGCTATAAAGACACGAAACTTACCCATTGGTTCTACTTCGGTAAATCTACTGTAATATTTTTTGATTGGAAAGCCCCACATATAGGATTTCCAATCTTTGGAAACTTTCACAGTTTCTATTTCTTCGCCTAACTTTTTCTGTATCTCGCCAGTTTCATCATCAACCGAATATTGACTACGGAAGAACGCACTTCCGTCATCAGTCATATTTGACACTGAAATCTTTTTACTAGGAAACTCTTTGAATAGGTCATCAACCAACATTTTGGCATAACCTTTTCTGCGGCTATCATCTGCGGTAATAACATGAGAGATATAAACCTCGTCATCTACGATGCTTACATCAACGCCAGCTTTGACTACGCCATCAACCATCAGATACTTGGTTCCGAATGTTTCGCCTTTGTAGTGGTCAGAAACGGACACTGGGTTTATTTTTATATTCCCAGTGTTCTCTGTCATTTTTTCATTTTTTTTTACTGACTCTGTTTTTGTTACCTTTGGTTTATCATACATTGGGTCATGAGCGGCATGAGCAAATAGATACACATCCTCGTGTTCTTCATCCCAAGTTTGTTTGCTTTGAGCGTCCATCTTTTCGTCTCTTAGCTTTTTCTCCATTGTTCGCAAGTCAGCATATTCTTTTTTGAGACGAGCAAGATTGGCAGTGTCCGTTTTATCCATGGAACTATAATCATCCCATACTTCACGTATCTTATCTTCTACAAACGCAAGTTCTCTTTCAATCTCTTTGACTTCGTTTTTCAACTCAGTGTCATAGGTATGGAAACCACTACGCAGGAAGTCATCTACATCGTTGTCAATATCCGATAGCTCCCAGTTTCCGCCATCATTTTTTGCTGCGTATACGGTAATTCCTGGGATTTTTGACAGAGCAATCCATATCTTCTTTCCGCCTTGCGATTGAAGATCATCACTGCGAATAACCCAACCCTTCTTACATAGGAACGCATATAGCTTAGGCGCAATGCCTTTTCCTTGCCAAGATGGGTGAATGATAGTTGCCTTTGCAATCCAGTATTCCATGCCTTCTCTGTTACCATAGTCGCGCTCAAATTCAATCAGTGATATTGGTTTGCGATCCAGTGCAGAGTTTTCATTCTTGTCAGTAACCAAAAATACTTTGCGAGAGTTGGCTCCGTATTGTTCTAATACTACATCATATCCACCAAGTCTGCCTATCTTTCTTACATACTTTGTGTTCTTGCCTTCCCAATCAGTATTGCCAATCCATCCCCAACTTTTTGGTAGGTCAACGGAAGAAACCTCATTGATAGATTCGTTTTTTGGTTTCTTGTCAGTGGTAGCAAGAAGATATATCAGTTCATTCTTTTGGCGACTTAGGCGGTCATCATTGTAAATTTCGTCACGTTCTTTTGTAAGTTTGCGAATATGGTTATCCAAGAAATCCAAGTCAGATTGCATCTTTTCCAACTGCTTTGGGTCGGATACTTTTTCTGATTGTGCTAGTAACACGTTATATTGAGAACGTGCAGCTTTGATTTCGTTAGTATACTCATCTACGCCTTCATTGCGATAAATTGGGAAATCACCAGCCAAGACTTCATCGCCATCAACTGCGGTATAATCCATGTTGCCATGTGCATCTTCTTTTGCTGCATACACAGTTATGCCAGGAATTTTTGCCAACTCTGCCCAAATCTTCATGCCGCCTTTTGATTGGTCGGTATCTGAACGAAGGAAGAAACCTTTCTTTACAAGGTATGCATAAATTTTTGGCATAAGTTTTTTGCCTCTTAGCGCCTTGCCAAGAGCCGCACCTTTTACTTGCCATAGTGTTACTGAATCTTCGGTGTAGTTTTGAGTAAGTAGTAGTTCACCTTCAATAATAACTGGGTCACTGCTTTCTTTTGATAGTTGTTCGGTGGTTATGAATATTGAACGATTCATAACGCCTATTTTCTTTTGATATAGATTGATTGGTCCAAGAGTTCCGATAAGAGATACGCCAGAATACATAAGCAAGTCTTTGCCTATGTTTCCTGGGTTCCAATCACTTTCAACACCAACCTGTGTAATACGGTCTTCTTTTATGCCATAACGTTCTTTATACATTCTTTCAAGTTGACGCCCATTCAATCCTTGAAACGCACGAGCAATATCAAATGCGTATCCACCAATACTTTGCTTTCTTGGGTCACTTGTTACCAATCTGTGCAATGCTTGTAGAGCAGAATCATAAAAGTTTTGACTTGCTTTTGCTGCAAGTTTCGCCTGAAGTTCGTCTCTACTTATGGCTTCATTTGTAATTGCCTCTTCTTCGTCACTAGTATCGCCAGTAATAGAATATGTTTTTCCTTTTACTGTGAACTCTTTTTTTCCAGCTTTTATTGCATTCATTCTTGCATCAGTGAACGGATTGGACTCGCCCATCATTTTATCGGCAAGTTTTACACCCGCACGGTCTGCCAACTTTTTCAACTTGAATAGATTTTTACCAGTCTTGAACGCAGCTTTCAACGTTGCAACGGTTGTTTGCCCTACCACTGCCATTACAATCAAATCAGTTAGAGGTGGGATTGAACCCAAGTCTTCGCTTAGTTCTGCCTCTCCAACCAATCTTCCTTTATATGGATGTGGTTGTGATCCAGTTCTTGATGGTTTTGAGTTCTTTGGTAATGGTTCTGAACCACGAACCTGATCTACGCTTTCAACTGGAAACTCTCTGTCTGGTGACTTGAAGTTCTTTTTTCTCATAACAGTTTTTGCAACCAAATCTAACTGATTAGTTTTTCTGTTCCAATTCAACACAAATGGAATGTTTACATCAGATTCCAAATCCTTCATAATGGCTTCTTTGTCTGGTCCCATTTGCGCGATTGGTTTGCCCCAACGCTTATATTCCTTGGCAAACAAACGCCCTAGTTCTCGTATTGTGATCTGCTTTCCATTTCTTTCGTCGTTTACGCGGTCAAGAAAGTGATGAGTAAACCCGACATCAATGCCAAGTTTGTTGAATACATTATCAATATGAACTTCAAGTGCATCCAGTGCAGATTTTGTTACTTTACCATCGATATCTGTTATGTTTACCATTTTTTATTATTCCTTAGATTTCGAACCATTTTAGTAGTCCAGCAGCGTTCTTACTTGAGGTTGCAGAACGTATCGCCAGAGTTAGTGTTTGTTGTGTGGTTGCATTTTTTGCTCCCAACTGATTGTCCCAACTCAATTGGCCATTGCCAATCGTCGCTGGTGAAGTTTTGCCACCCATGTATCCACCATATATGCGTTCCCCCAAGCTACTAAATGTAACAGTGTTAGTCGCTATATCAACGTTACTTGATGATGGATTGAAAGTGAACGCACTTGACGGCGTTGCATCCACAAACAGACCCCATTCAAAGTCTGTATTAGATATATTTAGTATATCAATTCCAGCAGGAACTACGATTGCATTTGTATTACCAAGACGAATAGTTGCCAAGTTTACCCAGTCAGTTCCTACTGATACTCCAGACAGACTTGCAGTTCCATCTACTTTTCCAATCGCTCTTGCCTCATATCCACTTTCTGAAATGACACTTGAACATATGGTCTGCATGGTAGCTGATGGGCCATTAGATTCAATTTGAAAACGTATAGGTAGGTTTACAGTTCTTGTGTATACTGCATCGTTTATATTCGCATTATGGAATATATGAGCAATCACGTATTGACCGTTGATTACGAACCCAGTTCTAACCGAACCAACTCCAAGCCATTCAACATCAATAAACAAAATTTGAGACTTGGTAACATCAAGAATAAGACCACTTGGGCCAGTTCCATCTAGCTTGTCAACGTTCCAGTCAGATTGCATGACTTTATTTACAACGCCTTCATTACGAATTGACATCACCAAATCTTCATCTTCGCTAGAGAATGTGATACCATTTGAAGTATCCCATAAACCAACCACTTGAGTAAGGCCAGACTGTGGAGTATCCATAACAAATGTGTTTAGAACCAAGAAACTTTTTCCCGGTTGATAACTCATTCGGCGCTTACTCTGACGATACGCAATCCCAACGCCAGATACCGCAATATCTGCACTACTGCGACTATTCGTATGAGACACTGACGCACTGCCGTTTGTATAGTTGAAAAACTTGTTACTAATCACGTTTACGTTTGTAGCGTCAAATAGTGTAACAGGGTTTGAAACACGAAGTCTCCCAAATGCATCAACACCAGCATTCAAGTTGCCAAATGGATTATATACGGTATTTGAAAGACCAGAGTTTACTTCTACGTTTTCAATACTTACGCGAAGTGATGGTTCGCCATCATCATCATAGCGCATTGCGTTTTGTAAGCCTGAAAGATTTCTATCTGCGTTGTCATGTTGATATGTCATATCTTATTTTCCTTTTTTCGCTGCGGCAGCTTTTATCTTATCTGCATATGGAAGCAAGTAATCTGCCACCAAATCAAAGAATGAACGACCATCTATTCTTGTGTCTTCTGAAACGCCAGCCGCATCTGCAAATGCTTTGCGATCCCCATCCAATACTGCTTGTCGTAGAGCGGTAGCAGAACTCAATCGTGGAGTTGCAACTTGAACGATGTTTGGAAAGTTATAGTAACCATGGCGACCTTCCTCGCCATTGTATTGTTGTATTGTTTTTGTAACCCAATCTTCGTCTGTATACACCATGAGAGTTACATTGCCATGTTCTTTATACACTTTTGACGCCAATGTTAGCCAAGAGGTTTCGGCAACAATATGACCTTTGATTTCTGGCATAATGGCTTCCATCACTTTGACTTTCACGTCAAATGGCAACGGGTCTTTTGGCCCAACGGTTGATTCATTTGTTCCGACATACCATACTGGGTTCTTACTTGCCATTTCCCATGCTGCACGGTGTCCTTTATGTGCTGGATTGAAACGACCAAAGATTATGCCGACTGTGTTTTCTTTTGCTTCGTATAGTTGAAATATTCTCATTATCTTGCTCCTGGTGTCCAACGATGTCTTGGAACAAACTTCACGTTGCCAAACTCTTTTTTGTCATCGCCATAGCGAACACGACCTTCGCCATTTGTATCCCAAATCTCGCCCTGTTCGCCTTCTACTTGGTCAATCACTTCATTCTTCATATTCTGAATCATCTTGACCAATGTGAATATTTTGTCCAACGCATTGTTGTTTGCATCATTCAGTTGTATGATTTTTTCTTGCTTAGAAGGCGATACCTTGCTGGATTTCAACCAATCAAAGAATAATGGTTCACCGAGTTGGTCAAGTTTTTTAGCACCAGCGGTTTGATTTACAAAACGATAGATAATATCTTTCAGATCGCTCAAGCCTTTGACACTTTCTAAGAACGCATCAATAGGCTTAGAGTTCTGTGCAACGTATTTTTCAACATCACTGATTGCTGATGTGTCTACTTTTACTGGTTTTGTATTATATATTGGACCCAACACGATTAGTTTTGTTGAGCCGTTGAACATGGAGAAATCAGAGATTGGTTCTTGTGAATGGTCTGGCATACCAAACTCTGGGAAGTATGCATGTCCAACAACCATTACATTCGCAGCAGAAATACGGCGACCAAGTTCACTATCTTGTCTCACATGGTAACAAGTATTTGATTTTGGATTTGGACAGAACGTATAGATTCCATCTTTGAGTTCTGGGCGGTCAAGAAATAGAGAATCTGCATACACAAAGCCAACAAAGTCTTTCGGTGTGGCAGCATCAAACAACGGATAGAGTCCTGCAAACTTTTTTGCAAAAGCATCACGTTGTTGCTTTTCCTCATCTGATGCAGGAGAACCAGATTTGTTTGCAATGAAGTCGATCAAATCTTCTGGGTTGTCTGTTTTTGCACCACGTGACCAGCCGTTGTGACCAGCTAATATAAGTGGACCGCCTTTGGTTTCACGTCCCCAATACACTTGTGGATTACCATCCCACTTCATACGAATAGATTTTGAACCTTCGTCAGTGGCAACATCTTTCAAATGTTCCAATGCTTCAATGGTTCCTTTACTTCCGTAAAAGAATACCAAATCTTCTAAGTGGTTGAACGCACGACCAAGTTGCTTGTTTTCCGCAACATACCGTCTGGTATACGTTTCTGCGATTATTTCTGAAAATCTCATTTCTGTCCTTCCATAAACTATTACAGTATTTATCATTCTGTCCATATAAAAAAACCCCGCCGAAGCGAGGTTGTTTTTGGTTTAGATTTTTTTAGGACACTTTGACGAGAGTGCGATTATGAAGCCGTTGAATGTTGTATCCACCAGCAAGGATAGTTTTGATAGTGACGATGTGACCAGCAACATTGAAGTAGCCTTCAACACCATCACTGCACTCAACCAGTTCAAAGTCGGGGATTTCAGTGATGCCTTTTTTATTCAGGGCGGCGATGATATTGGCGTCACGCTTTGCAATCAGAGCATTGGTGTTTTTAGCCATATTGGCAAGACCACCTTCGCGACCATGACCAACCAGAAGGTTCCACATTGCTTTGGAACCAAAGTGGGCGATAGCAGCCATGCCACTATCAAACCGACCGAAGCCAGAATCAAACGGGCCACCAGCTTTGTGGTTGGCGCGGGATTTCTCAATAAACTCTTTCAGGGTGTCAAGTTTATGAGCCGCCCATTCTTGGTCTGCGGCATGGAGACGAGCGTTGACTTCGGCAAAGGCGGCTGCAAGTTTCTCTTTCATTCTTCGCTCCTGATTCGTCGTCCCTACAAAGATAATATACGACAATCAGCGAGTGAGGTCAATCGTTATTTTGCAGATTTTTCCATTTTTCTGCTTCTTGAAGATGATTGGAAATGACAGAAACAATTTCTTGCTTGAACTGGTCATCGTCATCATCGCTATCAACAGTAATCGTGATTATGTTAGAGTAATGCCCATCGTAGTCCGATATCACTCCCATGTTTGCCAGCTTTGTATACAACGTATCACTAGCATTACAGGCATCATTCCACGCACTTTCGTAGTCAAGCAATGCTTCAAACTGTGGCATCGTTACAGTCAATGCATAGGTGGTTGACATTTTTTCAAATACCATGATGGCGTTCCCTTATTTGTGGCTATGAGTTCAATATAACTGAATGATGGATGGTTGTCAAATGAAAAAAGACCCCGAAGGGTCTTTTTACCAGAACTTCCACCAAGGAGAGGGCTGTTCCTGAATTACTTCCAATGCTTCTTGGCATTCTACGACTGCATCCCAGTCACCAATCTGCTTATAGTTTTTTATTCTCTTTTTTATCTGTTTAGTTGTCCAGTAAAACATTTTGCCTTGTTCGTTTTCAAATACGCCAACGACATTTAGCTTTCGGACATCAACGTAACGAAATCTCATTTTTTGTCTCCAACTCACTATATATTTAGTATAATGAGAGGAAGAAATATACTATGAGGTTATTTCTTTGATCCATTCTTCGTATCCGATTTCAAACGGGCGAATAGGAAATGATAGTGTCCAAGTTGATTGAGCATCAATTGTTTCCCCGCCAAACTGCATATGAAGATATACGATGCCTTTTTTGGGAATCCATTCAAACTCTACAGGGTCAATGGTTGATTTGTAAAACTCATTGCTGCATATTTTACGAGCGATGGATATCAACTCTTTTGGTTTGAACTTTGGCTGATATGATTGTTTGGGAAATTTTGGTTTGTATGGTAACATATTACACTTTTGTGATTATGGCGGATGAGGTGAGATTCTAAATCTCACCTCATTATAAATGGCGGAAGTGGTAGGATTTGAACCCACGGAACGCTCTCACGTTCGTCCGCTTTCAAGGCGGATGCAATCAGCCAGACTCTGCCACACTTCCGTTATTCTTATTCTTGGCTTTATAGGTAGGCAATTGACTATCGCAATTACTACACACAAACCTCAAATTTTCTAACCTATTATCATTATTTATCCCATTTATATGATCTAGGATAAGTGGCATTGGCTTTCCATTCCATAGTGGACCAATGCCACAACAATCACACATATAAGGAATCATTTTTTGATCAATAATTCTTTTTTTCAGTCTATGCCTTGCATACGTAGATTTTTCTACAAATACGTCTTCGTCGCATCGGCGTATGGATTGTTGATAGTCAGTTAGTTCTATATTCTTTCCCTTGTTCCAAGGGATATTGCCTTTTTTTACCCCTGCATTTGGGCTTCTCACTGCCTTGACACGATCTGGATTATCTTGGCAGTGTTTTTCGTGTCTTGCGTTTGCACCAATGTTACTTGTTTTTCTGGAACAATATCTACAAATATAAATATTCATACTGGAAATCTCCCTTTGAATTTCTAGAGTAGATGGGAACGGCAATTCCGCGATCTACACTATTATTTATCAAAGTAGTAACAAACCAACGCGATAAACCCAATAGGGTAAAATGCATATTTATTTATCTTTGTTACAAGACTGATGGGTATAAACATGCAAAAACCCGATTATGTTATACGCATATTATAGAGGCCATCAGCGTAATCTGCATTCGAAGTGCAGCACGACTTACGGGCATAGAAGCGATTCATATAACCCTCTAATTTATATCAGTATCAACGAGGATTGATACCAGTGATACTGCCACTCCTAACTCCAAAATGTTAGGCGGCAGTCACATATAGTTGGTAGCGCATACGGGTTTCGAACCCGTTTCTCCGCCTTGAAAGGGCAGCGACCTTCGCCAAGAAGTCCAATGCGCCAAAAAATTTACGATGCTTTACTTATCAAGATACTTAGAAATCATTTCAAGAATGTCGTCATATTCGGCAACGATTTTGATTTCTTTTTCAATCGTGTCAATGATATCTGAATGTTCACCAACGCCGACTGGGTTATTTAGATAGACTTCAATGTTCGCCAAGTGTTTGTCAATATGACCTTGGGCATGACTTTTGAGTGCCTTTAGAAGTGCTTCTTTCATCGTATTTCCTTTTTGAAGATTTTTGGTGCGGGATGAGAGGGTCGAACTCCCGACATCCTCGGTGTAAACGAGGCGCTCTACCACTGAGCTAATCCCGCACTATTAGTTATTTATCAAGAACGCAATGGTGTCGTAATTAAAACCAATATGGTTGTTTATGACGTGATAATTGTTATTTTTCAATAATTCCAATGCTTCTAAATTATGAGTTTGATTTCCCGACGAACCTGTCTCAAATCTAATAAACTTTGGGTAAACACCGCCTCGCTTATTACATTCTTTCATCAAATCTACAATGAGTTCTGAATCAGCGCCTTCTGCATCAATTTTTACATAGTCTACAGAGGTCACGTCATATGTGTCAAACAATACTTTCCATGATATGCATTTAACATCCTCACATGTAACCAATCCTTCTTTAAGAAGATTTCTACCATATACTGGTATTAGCTTTTTTTTGTTAGCTTTCGTTTGATTGTTTAAATGTGTTTGGAAATCATCAGTATAGAAATAATGAAAGTCGTGAGGGCTTCCAATTTTGTTACATCCTTTTAAAAAAAGACGCAACTTTTCTTTTTCTATAACTTCTGACTTGACATAGTAAATTTTTACATTATTTTCTGTTTTTAAGAGTTCATTTGGGACCATTGCCGCATGAACTTTTTTGACATTTTTTTTGTTTGGAAGAACGTCTACATATTCACCAACTGCTTCTATGGATATTCCATAAATTTCATCGCTGCTTATTTCGCACAACGTGTCAAAGTCTGATGTTCCTACTTCTATAAAATCATAATGCAATTATTATTCCAGTGACTTTTGTGTTTTTTTCAACGGGAAGTATGTTACCCGAATGGCATATTCAAATCATATGCTAGGATTTTGGAGCGGGCGATGAGATTCGAACTCACGACATTTTCGTTGGCAACGAAAGGCTCTACCACTGAGCTACACCCGCATAGATTTGCATACTGGCATATACAAATTCGAAGTCCATAAAGGACACTTTGATATTGGTGGAGAATAGGGGGTTCGAACCCCTGATTCAAGAGTGCAAATCTTGCGTGATCCCGATTTCACCAATTCCCCATTTATTTTTTACCAACTCTGCTATTGTCGGTATAACCTCGTTTTTCCATTTACTGTGAACCATTTCATGATGATTTGGACACAATGGTATTAGATTTGTTGGATTGTTATTTTCGTGATTTTCATCTATGTGATGAATAGACACTATTTTATCAAATCCACATATAGCACATTCTTGCTTCCAGTGATTGAATGCGATAGTTCTGTAACTCACCGCGTTGTCAACCCACCAAGTTTTACGATTGTTCGCGCAACTGCGAGAACAAAAACGTGCATTTTTATATGCTTTTGTCTTTTCTCTACCATTCCAAATATATGAGTTGTTACAGCATTCACATATTTTTATGTGGTCTATAATGGGACCAAAGCGTTTATCGTTTTTAGCTTCTTGTAAAGCCTTGTATTGTTCAGTATGATATTTTCCGTTGTTCATACTATTATTTATCAAAAAAGCGATATTCAATCGCTCTTTCCTCTATATTTTGGTGCGGGTAGAGGGACTTGAACCCCCACACCTTACGGTGCCAGAACCTAAATCTGGTGCGTCTACCAATTTCGCCATACCCGCATTGTGAAGTTGATGGTGCCGCATTACGGATTCGAACCGCAGACCTGATGATTACAAATCAACTGCTCTACCAACTGAGCTAATACGGCACAATGAACTTCACATACTTATTTATCTTTTATATCAAGAATCGGTAATTTTGTCAACAACTTTTTTCAAGTATTCGTAAGTTTCTTCGTAAGTCTTGAAAACTTTTGTTCCACTCTTACTTATCACTCTTACCGATGAACCAAAACATTGAACTAATCCAAAGTTTGGAAATCTACCATTGCCATTGAATCTGGCGTTCCATCTTGTTCTTCTTCTTACTGGTTCATGAAACTCATGTGGAATGTTTAGTATCTCACTGCATTTCATGTAGAACTCTTCTTTTTCTGATAGTGTTTTCATATTATCCTCTCACATCAAACACGGTTTAGGCTCTACCGAAAACCATAACAAGAGGTTACTTCGCAATCTAAATGCTACTAACATTGTCTATATTGGAGCGGGTGACGGGAATCGAACCCGTGTCATTAGCTTGGAAGGCTAAGGTCTTACCATTACACAACACCCGCATAAAACTTATATCTAGACCCGATCTTTTCACCCCCAGAGCAAACAGAAGATTGACTGCATATATTTAGCGGCAACCAGCGTCTATTATCTTTCCAAGTTAGCCCAACGGCAAGTCTCGCCCATGTCTCTTATGTGTTTCATCAGCAAGAATCTAGATTATTGGAGCGGATAGTCGGGATCGAACCGACGACAAGAGATTGGAAATCTCGCATGTTACCCCTACACCATACCCGCAGTGTTTTGACGGTGTTTGGTGACGCAGACCGACAACTGCTCCATAAATGGTCGGGGTAAAAGGATTCGAACCCTTGACCTCTCGGACCCAAACCGAGCGCACTACCAGACTGTGCTACACCCCGTTGATTATTGTAGTAATATACTACAATAAATGTTCTCTGTCAAGAACTAAATCTGGTCTGGGTAGTAGGATTTGAACCTACGGCCTCCGCAGTCCAAGTGCGGCACTCTACCAGACTGAGCCATACCCAGATAAAAAGTTATTTTTTGTTGGCTGGGAAGGGTGGGTTCGAACCACCAACCAACGGATTCAAAGTCCGCTACTCTACCAATTGAGCTACTTCCCAACAATACTACAGTGACATGCAGCTACTATTTCCCTCGGAAACGTTTGACTGTGTATGAAGTGTTGTTATAGACAGGGCTGTTTGCAGCTTTAACGTAAATCATACACAAGTGCAGAGGATCGCACGGTCTTCCCTCACAAGGGGAGATTATATCACTGTCTAATCTAAATAGGTGTCCATTTAGAGTTTGGACAAACTTGGGGCTTCAAAAGCCACTCCACCACTTGCTTTTACAAAAGCAAGAAAATATGGCGACCGATACGGGACTCGAACCCGTTTTACCTGGTAGACAGCCAAGTGTAATACCCATATACCAATCGGCCAAACGGTTTAGCGTTTGTTGGTTGCTACGTCACGAATGACTTCAAGTGCTTCTTCAAGTGAAAGAACAACTACCTTAGCAGATGCCCATTCTTCATTGTCATCGTATCCACGATATTCAATGATATATCCATTGTCTGCGAAGGCAATAGACATATCTTCTACTTTGTTTGTTACTTCTGCCATTGTTTCCTCTAAAGTTAATATGAGTGGCATTCCACCACTCCGTCAGGTTTGAGCACACGAGTCTCGGCTTCAGACTTCCCGAATCCTTACGGCAAAAATACAGTTCACAGTTACGGGCTTTCACTCCCTGTATTCTTTTCTTTGGTCCACTGAACTATTGGATTTAAGTCTTTACCAGCCAGGGAATCTCTATTCAACTTATTTTCATAAGTGAGGGAAATCGGGCTTAAATCCTCATTAAAAAAGTGTTTACTCGTTACTTTAATCCACTCATTGAACTCTTCATCGTTTTCATACACAATCTTGTTGTGCGAAAACTTGTTACTAAACATACTCTGAACTGGTTCGTATCTAAACATACCCAACAAGAACTTTGCTTGATTGATTGCGTGTTCTTGTCTTCCGTATCTTTCGCCGTATACGGAATAGTAAGACTTTCCGCAGTCGGAACAAGTTACATATTTCTTTCTGAGTAAGTCTGATATTGACAGATTATACCAAAACTTTTCAATCTTGTCAAATCTTTTTCCTTGTAGAAATGCTAACGCAATCGTCAACGATCTATATTCTTGTGCAAGATAGTGATGTTTATTATTCAGGCAAGCAGCTACACCTTCGTGTCTTATACCTAACTTAGCAAGGTAATGGCCACCTTTGTTATCACTTCCAAGTTTGTGTCCATGTTCGCGTTGGTATTTGTGACCAGTTTTGTAATAGCCGCTTCTATCTTTTTTGAGTTCTTTGATTGATTTTTCCAAGAACTCTTTTCTATGTTGCAGTTTGATTTTGGTTTCGTCAATATTCATTTGTCTTCTCCATTTTGAATCAAAGCCTCATTGGACTCTGTAATACTAAGGTAACAGTTCTTGATTTTAATCGCACCTTTTGTGTGCGGGTTGTCAGGTGTTTCCTTAGTAGACCACCCTACTTCTGATATGACATGATTAACATAAAAGGTTTGACCTTTTGCTTTAACCACCCACATTGGAATAGTCGGGTCTTCAAGATGTTTTTTGTTGAAGTGAAATACTAACTCGTTGACTTTTGTTTTTTCAATCTACATAGTTTATCCTTTCTGATTGAGTAGGTTACTGACGATCTAAATGGGTATTGGCGTTAGCCGCAGGGTTTCAGGTTCCTACTCGCTACTACAAACCCTTTTTCGCTTTATTTGGTGGCCCTAGTGGGACTCGAACCCACGACCAATAGTTTTAGGGACTGCCGCTCTAACCAACTGAGCTACAGGGCCAATATGAATGAGTGTTTACCCTATCGTTGCTCGGTATTCATTATGGTAAGTAATGAAATCCCAAGCTATTGTCGGAAGCGTTTGACCTCCACGGTTCATTTGGATACCACCTCGCATTACTTCGCGGTGTTACTGCCACACTCAGAGGATACATTGATTTCAAGTCCTATACGACCACAATAGAGGCTCTTGCGAGTAGTCTACCGTCTAACCATATAGTGTTCTGCGCGTCTTTCCAATCCAACCAAGATAAACCCCGTTGGCGGTAGGAACTCAATGTATCGTCAAAATGTGATTTCATTTTGTCAAGGCTGAGATTATACCTTGAGGTGAGTGCCTTCGGTCATTACCCAATCCCTTGCGAGGATGGTTCTACCTTTATCCACAAGAGTCGTTTCCGATCATCTTGTATCACTCAATGCGGCCTTTGTTAGAGAGTGGCATTTCTCTCGTCGCATACTGCTATTCATCCTTCCATCTTCCGCCAGCCTTGCGGGCTGTTCAAGGTCGCTAAACCCTTACGTCTTCTGTCCGAATAATCACGTCCACCTTGCGAGTTTCAGTGAACCATATTCTCTTGCGAGTATGGTATTACGCATCTTTCACAGTATACCGAGGTAGTCTTTCGCTTTTGTTTCAATAATAGGAGTTGAACCTACAATCGTTCTCTTAGAAGGAGACTGCATTACCATTATGCAATATTGCGAACCTATTTCGATGTGCTACCTCAGTTGCACCATACCTTGTTAGATACAGTATACAACACACCGACTGTCTTTTGCCTTGCGGGCTACTCAACGTCTTTTCAAGTATCCGGGGCCTAACCCTTCCACTCTCAAGATGCTACTACGCCTTTCCTTGCAGGGTCAGACAGTGTAGCTACCTGTTAACCTTCAGTATTCGTTAGTTTGGCTGAAAACTGTTCGGACGCCAATCCTCTTACCACTCACCGACTGGCTCTGTGGCTATCCTTTCAGACAGTTCTCCTAACTTACTACCTACCGCCTCTCTACAGACGGGACTTGCTTTCGGTTTAATCCGAGTCAAGTCTGGTTCAGGCTTGTATAGATGGACCATCACTGGCGCAAGTTTATAGGAAACCTTGCTTTGGGCGTATTACTACGCTTACCCTTATGGACGCTATACCGCCCAATCTCTACATCCTAACTCAATTCCGAAGAAGAGTCAAGGACTTTTTTTATTTTTTTGGAACAGGACTGTCAGAAAAGACATCCGATTTTTCTTTGCTCTTGCCGTTTGTAAGTTTAGTAACTTCAACATTCAATAGCTTTGCAGCCATTGTAATGATTTCCATTTCGGCATCAGTATACGCAACAGCTAACATGTTTTCGGCATACGCAGATTCTTGATCAAACTTATGCGGATTAGATTTATCTTTGGATGCAGCAGCCGCAGCAAATGCAACACCCATTCTATATTGAACATATGGGTCAGTGCTACGGAGTTGCTTGAAGGCAACCATATCAGGTAACGCATCTTTCATTTGGTCAGATACATCCCCTGCTTTGAAGTATTCTTTGTTTGCCAAAGATTCAGATATTATGTCACGTATTTTCATCAATCAAGTCTCCGCTGATAATAGTATTTATCATTCAGAGACGACTGTATTGGCTTTCCAGCTACCTTAGAAGCAAGCCATATTGGACATTGCTTTACATCACAACAGCTTTGAACTGAGAGATTGTGGCAACTAAGACTGGAAACTTGTGGTTGGCTCTACACGCATCGCCCCGTGCGATTTAACTGACTAGGGTTATTGTCAGGACCGAAATAGGGTGGAAACGTCATTACAAGTAACGCTTCCGTTACTATCTATTATCATCCCCGATAGTGGGGGTATTTGGCTCCCAGTGCAGGGCTCGAACCTGCGACATTCTGATTAACAGTCAGACGCTCTACCAACTGAGCTAACTGGAAACATAGTTTTTGGCTCTATCCCAACGCAGGAGGACGATTTAACTGCTATATGCCGTAGCAGGACCGAGATTCTTGCGTCTTACGTATTTATCATACTGCGCTAGTATTTTGGTAGGGGATGAGGGACTTGAACCCCCAACCGACCCGTTATGAGCGGGCAACTCTGACCAATTGAGCTAATCCCCCATATCTGTTTTCAGCTACACACAACACTTTCCAACCCGTAAAGGCTAGTGTGCCAAGTGTGTATGTGAAAACAGATTTTGTGCAATCAGGTCTTACAGGTTTATCACCCCGCCTGATCTTGTTTTCAAGCCATCATCGCTTTCGCTAGGCCAGCATCGTAAATTTTCAAAGAGCGTGGAACACCGTTCCGATTACTTGTTTCTTATATCACGTTCGTTTTTCGTTGTCAAGAACTCTTTTCAACTTTTTTCGTCCGCGTTTCAGTTCCGAGCATCGTTCCTTTGTGTCCCGCTCTATGTTCTTAACTTAGCAAACTTTGTTTTCTTTGTCAAGAACTTTTTTTCTTTTTTTTCACGGCTGCTTCTGGTTACTAGCCTTAGCCCTTCCGCGATATTCTTAACTTACCAAACTCTGTTTGATTCGTCAAGAACTTTTTTCAGGTATCTGGTTCGGCCACCAGCGGGAGAGATTTTTCCCAAAATGTCAGCATACCAGTATCACAAAGAGTAACCAGATGCCGCCCGATCTTTATTGCCTTATCGGACTTCCTGAATGTGACTATCGGAATCGAACCGAATACTAGCGTATAAAGTATGAAACAGGGACTCCACAGAGGCTAACTATTTGCCAAATAACTTTCATCACAGAGAAGCTAACCATGGCCTCTCACGAGTTTATTACGTAACCACCCGATGTTTCCATATATAGTAATATAGTTCATTACGTATATATTGTCAACATATAAAAACCAAAAACCCCCAACTTTTTCAGTTGAGGGTTCTTGAAACTTCGGTCTTCCAGCCTACTTTACGTCTCACATCCCCCCAAGGCACACGTTATCCTCTGGATTATTACCCAGTCCTTGTGCCTGTATTGATGTCGCGACGAAAGTCATTTTTTTATTCCTTATTATCCTATAAAGTTATTTATCTTTTTTCTTCATTTTAGTGATTTTATGGCGTTTATGAACAGTTTTTTGTCAAAACCCTGTAAATCGGTATCTTTTAGTAGGTCAATCAGTTCATCTAACGATACGTTCATATTATTTATCAATGGTTGAACTGGTATGGAAGGGTTTATCTTTTTCATGAAACCAAGAAACCCAATCCCAAGTGCCACGTTTAGCTTGTTGGAGACTTCATTGCGAATCGCACCAAGCAGAACACTTCTGAACTGGTTTGGATTTATTTGGAATCGCCCACTGTTGCTACTACCGACATTACGAAGGTCACCGAGTGGTTCGATGTCTGTATCAAGTAATGTCTGTATAGCATTGTCAAGACGTGCTTTCTTCTTTGCAGCTAATCTATCTTTTGGAGTAGAACTTTTTGTATCAGGAGATTGCTTGGCATAGAAATATGCCGCCGCTTTTTTCTTGTAATGTTCATATTGACGTGGGGTCAGTTTTTTGTAGTTAGAGAAACGACTCATCACGCCATCAACAAAGTCTTTTACGTTTGTAGCTTCTTCATCATGAAGGTGATGAAGAAACGCCGCATCTATTTCAATGGGGTCAGTATGATAGTTGTAGTCATCGGTCTGTTGTTTTCCTACCATCTTATGATAGAATGAACCAAACTGTCTACGTTGCATCACATGGCGAAGTTCATGAACCAGCGTAGTTTCCACTGGTTTTGATTTCACTTCTGATGTAGACAAGCTACGAGGTTCAGTTTTGAGTATAGCAGGAAGATAAAGAACAATGTCATCCAACTGCGAAGCCTCTTGCGATACAGAATGAGAATACGCACCCTTCAACGTTGCCGATGCTCTATTAGCGAATATCAACGGAACATATTGATGTAGATAATCACACAGCATATCAAATATGTCGCCATATTCTTTTAGCTGTTCTCTTACTGAATCTGAAATGTCTATTTTCATCCTTGTAACTTCATTTGCATCAATACGATACTGAACGTTGCCAAGGATGTCTTTTGCCATCATAGTAAGTGGCGTAAGTATTTTGTAATTTGATTCAATGACCAGCATTGGATCAGATTTGAACTCATTAAGTTTCACATCTTTTCTCCAATGCTGGTATTATTTGTGCTTCATCCCTGCGAGGCGTTGTAGCCATCCCAAGTCGTCGCGTTCAGACTCGAAAACGAATGTATTCGCTTTCTTGTTGTTGCGTAGGCGGGTGTAGATTTCACCTACCTTTCCTGGTTTCAAAGTGCCTACGTCAAACATTACGCCGCCGTTTGTATCATAAACTTTGGCTCCGTCAGTTGTCTTTATCAAGACACCTTCCTGATTGTATTTAGCACCCAGTTGAAGCATTTTTTGTTTGAAATCTTCATCACTGCCTTTTGGTGCTATAACAAAAATCGAATCTTCTGCTACATGAACTTCCTGTGGTGTTCCAGCATTTTCAATCCAGTATCCATCCACAAAGAAGAACCCATAACCAAGTTTTCTTATGGTTGCAGCAAGTTCTTTGTTACGGCGCACATTTTCTTCTCTGTCATATTCACCACGAAATGCAGTCAATAGTGAAATAGGACGGTCGGATTCTGCATGTTGCCATACACGACTCAAACTTGCTTCATTTAGTTGCTTGTTACTTTCATCAATCTTGGAGACTACCATTTTGACGAAACGCTTACCATTCACATTTTTTGGTGGTTCTACTTCCTCAAACGCAAATGCTCGTCCCTTGATGCGACTTAGAAACTCACCAGCGGCACGTCCAAAACGTGCATTACCAGTAACTATTTTTTCTCCGCGACCAGGAAAATCCGAGTTATTTGTGCCATATAAAAATGCACCTTCTCCACCCTGTGGAATAATCAGAACCGAATCTTGGTCATAACGTTGACCCAACATAATAATGTCGTTTACGAACTGTTTTGCGTCTTTGCCATTTGGTGCAACGAAAAACGATTCTTCGCCAACTTCTTTTGCGTTGTCTGTTCCGAAATCTTCAATGTAGTTTCCTTGGATTTTGGTAACACTATACCCTTTTCCAATCATGTATTGCATCAACTCTTTGTTGCGTTCACGGTTTCGAGCACGAGTATTTCCACCGCGAAATGCAGTGATTGCCGCAGTGGTTTCCTCTTGTGTTTTATCCCATAGCCGAGACAGGCCACTTTCATTCATATTATTGTCCATGAGTGTTTTCCTTATTGACGCCATTTTATTTCATAAGTATTTATCACATAAATAATTCTATGTTTATATATATCATTGGATCATCTGACAAGCAAAAAATCGGCATAAGTGCAGACGTATCACAACGTCTCAAGTCATTACAAACTGGAAACCCAGAACCACTTATCATTCATCACACTGTGGAAGTCCCCGACGATAGGGCATACATTTTAGAGCAGAAGATACACAAAGAACTTTCTTATTTGCGTATGAAAGGTGAATGGTTTCGTATGTCTCCAACTATGGCTAAATCACAACTTGATTACGCAATCATTCGTTGGCTTGACGATCCACTTTTAGATTAGCCGAAATAGAATAGTTCAACCTTAGTTTCCACACGCTGTTGATAAACTTCAACAGGCGCACGGTCCACTACAATCAAACTTTTATCTTCTAGGTCTTTGAGATATAGTTCAATATAGTCTTTCCCGTCTTCATTTACAATGAGTAGGAATGAAGAATATCTATCTTTATGTGATTCTGTGAGTTTGTCAAGTCTGTCAAGCAACATTTTACCAAGAAAATCTGCACGGGCATCAATAACGTTGGATTTCATTTTTTCACTTTATTGGAAGTTGACGAATACAATGCCGTCTTTGATTTGACGTTTTTTGTCTTTGCTTTCTTGGTAGATTTCTTGTAGTTCATAGAATCTGCATATCAATCCACTCGCTATTTCATAGTCTTTGTTTACGTCAATACTGACCTGAATGCTGTCAACGATAAAGTCAGATTGTTCTTTCAGAGTGTGTTGAAATATATCAACTTCTTCTTCGGTTGTCAACTCAGAAAGTTCATTTCTAAACTCATGCGCAACTTGCATATCTTGTGGTAGAATACTATCGTGGAAATCTGCATCAACTCCATGCATCTGAACGAGGTATCTTGCACGTTCAATAGGATTGAGCAATGTATGATACGCTCTGCCAGCAAACGAAAGCCGTTCTCTTGCAACAAATGATGTGTCATTAGACAACAATGCAACTACCTTTTTGTAGTGTGCAGTTAGGCTTCTCACGCTAATCGCAAACTTTTCTTCTATGTTGAAGAACTCAAAGTAGTTTTTTGAGTCGAAGTTGTATGTTTTTTTAGTCCCTGACATTTCTTACCTATAATACGTATTTCATATATAATACTTGATTCTTTTTGCAGAGTCAAGAGTTTTTCTGCTTTGGTGTGAGATCGTGATATGGACGAAGTTTCGGGTCAGTCTTTAGATTTTCGTTGAACACCAACCCATACCTCCAACCATCATCAACCTGTTTCTGTATCCATCGGTTATGCTTTATCATATCCAAGTCTTGGTCGCCTTCGCAGTCTGGCAAATCAAACCGTTCAGTAGTCGTTACTTCCATTTCGTAATCGGCATCGGTCCAGTTATTCAATATATCAAGTATTGCCTCTGCCTCTACCTCATCCACGTTACGAGTAAAGTTGAAGTCATATACATGTTTTCCTTCGCGAGAACGGTATATAACCGCAGTGCCTTCTTTTGTAGGAGAAAAGATATTTGGCAACGATTGCTTGAATATTCCAATCAACCCTCTGACATCGTGTTTGTCAAGGGGTTCATCAAGTATAACTCGTAAGTAATGTTTGAATGTCGTCGCCATATTATTCCTTAGTTATTTCTTGTGTCGCTTACTGTTGAACTACTTCCTGTGGCAGTCGTAGTCATAGATATATTTTCAAATGTCGGCATTGCAGTAGTGTGTTGAGTTGGAGTTCCACTGATATACAGTCCGAACCAAGCTGCCCCAACACCAACTAATACAGAAACCAACCCTGCTTGCTGCGTGTTTGGGTCAGGTAGCAACATAAACCACTGAACCACACTGTATAACAAGTAGATGTAAACTGATAGAAATATTCTTGGGAATACTCTCCACTTGTCAAAATATTCTGGTGCCAACCAAATAACCATAGCCATTTTAGACCATTTCATGTGCGTCTCCTTCAATCTCTCTGAATGTATTTATCTAAAAAGAAAGGGGAGCCTTTCGGCCCCCCTCCCGTATTAGTCAAACTTAGCGACTATTATAGCTGAACGTATTCAACTGTAACTGTTGCTGCGCCTGCTGTTGCTGCTGAAACTAGAGAGATTGTCGCACCACCAGCGGTTGCTGTTGCGAATGGTAGTTCTGCAACGTATGTGCCAACTACATCTTCTTCAATTTCTGCTGCTGTCATTAGAGTATTGGTGCCATCAGAAATTGACACTGTTGCGTCATATGCTGATGTAACTTTTACTGTAATGCGTGAAACGTAGTAGGTGTGTCCTGCAACGTTTACGATTGTGCCGATTGCTTCTGATGTTCCAACTGCTTTACGAACTACGAATGAGTTCTTGTCTGCAACTGCTGCATCTGTGTATGCTTCTGTTGCGTATGCGTTGGTTGTTAGGTAAGCAGCTACACGACCGTCTGTGTAGTATAGGTTGGTTGAACCTTCTGCTAGTGCATCAGTTGTGTGGTTTGAGATGTCTGAAACTGTTCCAGTTACGTCACCAGTTAGGTTACCAGTTACGTTACCAGTTAGGTTACCGATAAATGCGCCAGCAACGAATGTATCAGTGCCAACAGTCCAACGATCTGCTGATTCATCCCATAGTAGAGACACGTTTGCGTCTGAACCGCGCTCAACCTCGATACCAGCATTTTGTGATGCTGCACCAGTTGCGTTTGAGTTTAGAACGATTGTGTTGTCTGCTAGAGCGATAGTCTCAGTGTTTACAGTTGTGGTTGTTCCGTTGACAACTAGGTTACCAGTGATAGTAACTGTGTTTGCTGTAATGTCGTCGGAGTTTAGAACACCAGATACAGTAACATCGTTGAATGTTACGTCTGAGGTTGTTTCAACTGCTTGACCGATAGAAACAACACCAGTTGAAGAAACTGCAACGCCTGTTCCAGCGGTGATTGATAGCGCAGTGTAGTTTGTGCCATCATTTGTTACTTCCCACTGATCAGTTGTTTCATTCCACTTGATTTCAACGTCTGCTGATGTGCCACGTTCAACGCGGATGATTGCGTTTTCGGTTGGTGCGCCAGTTACGTCTGAGTTTAGAATGATGTTTGCTTCTGCGTTGATATCGCCAGCAACGGTTAGAGAACCATTGACGTTTACGTTATCAATGTTTACCCACTTTGTGCCATCCCACGCGATGATTTGGTTTGTAGCCACACTTGTGATTTCAACATCATCTAGACCGTCTAGTGTTAGACCTGTGATGCCTGAAGTTAGGTTTAGAGTTCCAACAGTAACGGTGTCTGCGGTTACGTTTGCTGCGTAAACATTGTTCCAAGATTTAGCAGCAGTACCTAGATCGTATGTGCCTGTAACGTCTGGAATGAAGTCTGATGCTACGTCAGCATTGAACTCAACATAGTCTGTATCCGCATCACCTACGATTAGGTTGCCTGATAGTGACATGTTGTTGCCGTTGATGTTTGCTGAGAATGTTGCATCGCCAGCAACAGTTAGTGAACCACCAACTGATAGGTCGCCTGAAACAGTTGCGTTACCAGTGGTTGATAGGTTACCAGCTAGTGATGCTGAGTCGCCGTTAACTGTTAGTGAGCCACCAACAACTGCGTCACCATTTTGACGAACTTCAAATAGCTTCTGTGCGTCTGATGATACAACTTCAAATACGTTTACAATGTTTGAACCCGCTGCCTTTGTTGCGTCTGATTCTACAGTTACTAGCTGTGATAGAACTGTATTACCAGTTACACTTAGGTCGCCAGTCATTGTCATGGTGTCGCCTGAGATGTTTGCTAGGAATGTAGCATCGCCAGCAACGTTGATTGTGCCGTCGATTGAAACGTTACCAGTGAAGGTTGAAGTTCCGTTGCCTGAAACGGTTAGAACGCCACCAACTGATAGGTTTCCGCCAATTACTGCATCACCAACTGTTTCGATTGCTGATAGATCGCCACCTGAAACATATGCGTCAACACGTGCATCTGTGTAGTATAGGTTTGTGCCTTCTGCTAGGTCAGTAGTTGACTTTGTTGCTAGACGTGTATCGAACATTGATTCGCCACGTGCAACTGTCCAGTATAGGTTTGTACCTTCTACAACGTCTGTTGTTGAGAACTCAGTGAAGTCTAGTGCAACTTCGCCGTTGGTTATTGAAACGCCCTTGCCACCTGTGAAGTGAGCACGAACTTCTGCTGCTGATGGACCTGTGTAAGTGATTACGCCAGTTGTTGAGTTGTATGATAGAGCACCATCACCACCATTATCAGTCACAGAGATTGATGCACGAGCACGAGCCTGTGTGAAGAATAGGTTGGTTGTTCCTTCGGTGATTTCATCAGTGTTGTCTTTAGCTTGAACTGATGTATCAATGTATGAACGTAGTGTTGAATCTAGTGTTGAGATTTCACCGTCAGTATAGGTGTTTGCATCTGCTAGTGCTTTTGCAATTGAACCCGCTACTTCTGCGCCACCTTCAATAATGTCTAGACGTGCATCTAGTGCATTGTCTGCTGCTAGACGTGTTGCTGCTTCTGAGTCGATGTTGTCCTGTAGAACGCCATCTGCTGCAATACGTGCTGATTCTTCTGAGTCGATGTTTGACTGTAGAGTTGCATCGTTGTTGAAACGAGTGGTTGCTTCTGAGTCGATGTTGTCCTGTAGAACGCCATCTGCTGCTAGACGTGTTGCTGCTTCTGAATCGATGTTGCCCTGTAGGACACCTTCTGCTGCTAGAGCACGTGCTTCTTCTGCATCAATTGCGTCTTGTAGATCAGAATCGCCAGCAATACGTGCTAGTTCTTCTACTTTTAGTGCTGCATCTAGCTTGTTGTCGGCATCTTTTAGTGATACTGCTGCTGAGATGTAGTTTGCAGTGCCATTAGCGGTGTAGCCGCCGTCTGTGCCTAGACCAGCGCCAACCTGAGTTGCGTCTAGTTCTGCTTGAACTGCTGCTGCGTCAGATGATGACTTTGAGTCAACATATGCTTTTGATGCAGCATCGTTAGCATTTAGTGGGGTGGTAGCAACGCGGATGTTGTCTAGTGTTGAACCGTCAGCCTGTGTTACTTTGAATACTGAGTTACCAGCATCATAAACAACACGGCCACCAGCCTTACCAAACTGAACGTCAGCGGAAATACCTGATAGACCGAAATTCTTAATATTAGCCATTATTATGTCTCCTTAAAAGCTATAATGGATGAAAAAAGGAAATCTGAATACCAGATTTCCCTTTTTTACTCTGGGATAAACTCGTCAGAGTATGTAAAGATCGTCTCCTCTCCTTACATATGTATTTATTAAACGCTCAAAAAATATAATATTCCGATATTATACATAAGTTACTGTTATTTTTATTTCGCCATTTGTTGAGCCATTATGTGCCAATGTGGCAATAATGTTTACTTCTTCTTCGCCTTCGTAATGGAAATCTGGAGTCAAGTTATACGAACCAACATTTTCAAGGTCAATCAGAGCATCACTGACTAGTTCAGAAATATTTCCATCTACACCAATATTTAGCGTAGGAACGTCAGAATAGCCAGTAAATGGGGTAATAACTTCAACCAACACACTGACAACACGAGAGTGCGGACTAATACGGCCCATTTCAATAACTTCAATGTTGCCTTCAACCTGTGATGGCATTACATAAATATGGTGTAAACTATTTGCATCTGTTGCCGCACTATCTTGTGTTGCTACCACAACCCATGCCGAGCCATTCCAAATGTAAAGACCCCATTCACCTTGTCCTGCATCTAATACATATGCTTGGTCGCCAACAAGAACATTATACAATGCATCTCTTGCTACAAGGTCGGCCACGACTGTAATGCCAGCTTTGCGAATACCCTGTTCAATGTCCATTCCGATTGGATACGAACCATTATGTCCAGAAACAATACCAAAATCTTCACAAGGAGTTCCAGTAACATTGCTTACAATTATTTCACCACCGTCTGCTCTTGTTAGAAGTAATGATTTTGCGGTTGATGCATCATAATAAGTTGCTAATCCAGATATAGAACTCGTGCCAGCAAATGGATGGTTATTTGTGTCATTTGTTAGGTCTACTATAGTGATCGAACCCCCCTGTGTTTCTGTGATATATAGTTTGCCCCCTGATGCTCTTGCTGAAATGTTTGGAATATTTGCTGCAATAATATCAGCAACCATGTCTTCTGCAATCGCAACAGTTTGTGAATATTCAGATTGACCAGCCGTTGTGGTAGTAAAGTTAACAGTTACACCATTTATAGATGCAGAGAATGGAGGGTATCCACCAACCAATCCGTAAATTGCGGATGATATGTCGGACACTGCTTCTGTCAGTGCAGTGGCATTACTTGCAGTTACTTTGTGTTCTGATGTATATGCATTTATATTATTGACCGCACTTGAAATAGAAGGGCCAGTGAATGTTATTTCTGTTCCATTCAAATTAATTTTATTTCCAGAAGTCGTAGTAGCATTCAACACTGAACCACGAACTGTGCTTGGAACTGCATTTTTTATATTGAGAAACACCGCCGCCCCAGTAGGGTTTGTAGTAAGGTCACCAGAACCATCAATTGATGCATAAACAAAATCACCAGCATTTCCTGGTAATGATGGAGAGAAGTCAATAGTGCCATTCATTGGACGTATCATAAACTTGTTTGGGCCAGGACCGATATGTGTAATGGTTCCGATTAGTTTGTCAAGATTTGAACTGGACGAAACTTCATAATCACCTTCGTCTGACATGCCGATAACATCACCAACTTCAAAATTGTGATTTTCTTTTTCAAGAACAAAGTGAGCACGTGGGTTTAGATATTTAAAACGTGAGTTTACGTTTGCATAGAAATCGCTTGAAACAATACCAAGTGGCAGTGGGTCAATCATTGGGTCGCCAAATTCATTCAGTTCAAAAATCACTGCTTGACCAGGAACGGTGAATATACCGATACCAGATGCGTTTCTGAAAGTATTATATCGTAGAACGTCTTCAACCACACAAACCACCGATGTTGATGTTTTTTCTGTGATGCTTATAATTTGTAGTGCTTTGCCATCCGTTGCACCAGCAATAAAGTCCCCGACCAATACATCAAATCCATCATATTTGAACGGAGTTCTAGTAAGGTGAGAACCATGTGATATTGGGGTTAGTGTCAAGGTAAGTTCCCAACGATATGGCTTTGGATTTGCACCGCCGCCCCACCATTTATCACCCATACCATCATCGTATATCCAGTATTCTTTCATTGTCATGTTGGTAACAGTTGCGGGCAACACCTTCGCTGGAACGTTCAAATCAATTGCACTTGTTTTCATTGTCATCTTTTTATCCTTATGCTAGTAATGTGAATAAGACCCAAGCGTGGGTAGTGGTGCCAAACTGTCGGGATGCGCCAGTATCAACTTCTGCTAACTTCAATGTCATCTTGGCAGTTCCAAAGTTTCCAAAAGCAGTTGGAGCGCCAGCAACTCCACCACCTGATATTTTTCTAGTGGTCATGTCGGCTGTGATAGGAGTAATAACATACTCATTTGTCGCATAAGCATATCCGTATATCATTGTGTTTGCTGGTGGTAAGCTATAATCTGGGAAAGTAAATTCAATAATACCACCCGCTGTTGATACTACGTTTGCAGTAATCCCGCCTGTTAGGTTTGAAACACTTATTACAGAACCATCAGTTGCATAGTTTATCTTTGCATATTCAACTGCGGTTGCGATTGGCTTATCCAATAGATCGTTGTATGAGCCAGTGGTTGCAATTGTTGATAAATCGGCAGAGTTTGCTTTAGCATCAATCTGAGATGAAACACTTGTAAAATACTCTGGGTCATTATTGATTGCTGTGGCAAGTTCACTTAGGGTGTCAAGTGTTTCTGGTGCCAAACCAACCACGTTTGCCAGTGCATTGTCAACATATGATATGGTAGCGTAATCATTTTGAAGAGTAGTGTTTACGTAAGAGACGGTTGCAAATTGTGTTAGGTCTGGAACGTTACTTAGTGTATCGTATGATACTTCTAAGTTTGCCAAGTCACTTTGTATTTGTTGCACTGCTTCTGCAATAGTGATATAACCAATGTCGTTATCAAATGAACTTAGTGTGGATGGAGTATTGATTAGATTGGTATATTCTTTACCAATAAAAATCTCAACGCCGTTATAAACTAGGTCGCCTTCTGGGTCAATACTTAGGGTGTTTTCGCCAATATCAATAGTGTTACCAGATAGATACAAGTCTCTGAAACGATTCGTAGGAGAACCAAGGTCTTGCTGTATGTTGGTCGCTGGAACAAAACTCCATCCCTCGTTTAGTGTAACTGTTTGAGTTTCACTGTCAGCGGTAAGGCCGGGGAAGCCTGTGATTGGTTCGCCATTCCATAGTAGCTCTGTGCCATTAGATGACAGTGTGTTATTGTCAATGTGAACAGATGCATTTGATAGATATACTTCTGACCAACGATTAGTTGGAGAACCAAGTGATTGTGTGCCGTTGTCTTGTGGAACAAATGTCCATCCAGAATCAAGAATGATATTATGGCCGATTTCTTCAATGGTCAAACCTTCAAGGTCTGCTTCAACCAAGTCAAGATTAACAGAGTTTCCGCCAGAAATAGTTAGTGTTGTGCCATCAATAGACAATAGCTGAACAGTCCCAGAACCACCACCACCTGACGGTGCCGCTGCTATCCACTTGCTGCCATCATATGCTAAAAGATCACCAACATTTCCAGAAATAGTTAGGTTGTCAGAAAGAACCGCAGTTCCCTGTAGAGTTTCAGCGTAAATATCATTGAATCTTCTTAGTGGAGAACCAATATCCCACATGTTATTTTGGTCTGGGACGCTATGGCCATCTGTTCTAATGAACTTTGCTTGTGTCTCGGATTTTGAGTATACGTCAAGTTCTTGTCTTGCCGCTGCTATGTTTGCCAGATCGGATAGATTGTTATCTATCTCTAGGTATGTTCCTTGTCCTACAGTTCCAGAAATAGATACCGTTATGGTAGACCCGTTGTCCGAAATGGATAGTCCGTTTCCGACTGCAAGACTTTTGAACTCAAAGTCATCGTTTCCATTCAACTGTGCAAATATCGGAGTTCCGTTGCCAAGATTTGTAGCAGTCTGAATTTCATTTTCAAAAGTATTTGAGATTACTAATGCGTCACCGTTGTCAACGATAGAAATATTATTTCCCGCAATGAGTGTTTTTAGTTCTAAATCGTTTCCAGTAACACCATATGAGATGCCAACGCCTATACCAACATCGGTCACGTTTGTAACTGGTGTGGTATTTGCTCCAGTTCCAGAGCCGTATGCGTTTACAAATGCATTTTCACTTGCATCAAATATTAGTATTTGGTCTTGTTCTAGTGTCCCTACCAGCTTAAATGTAGGTGAAAATGGTTGTGCGTTAATGCTCATTTCCTTCGCCCCTTAGTAATTCAAATATATTTTTTCAATGTATCCAGCATTTGTTACATTCGTAATACCAATAGAATCTCTATCAAGTATTGCTCGTAAAAAAACTAGATTGGCGACGAAGGTAATCCCCTCAACGCCAGTAAATGATTGATAATCTTTGTAAGGCATTCCGTTTAGAAGAATATTGAACCAGTCACTTTCGGTAGGATTGGTTGCTAATGTTCCTTGAATGCGAACACGGCCCGATAGATTCTGCCCATATATGGCAATTGTATGCAGCCCGTCAGTATATCCATAATAACTATCGCCAGGAACGGGTGTCCCTGTAACATTTAGATTTACTCCGCTGTTTCCCATAAGGGTAGAAGTTTTACGTGCCATCGTGATTGGTTCCTTACTCTTCTATTTTTTCTACTTCGACAACAACGCCAGAACCCAGCAGTTCTGCCACGACTTGTTCCAATGTTGAAACAATGTCATCTGACAAAACGCTGGGTTCTGAGTTGTTATTTTTGGTAAGTTTGGATACTTTGACTAGAAGGATTTCTTCTTTTATTTGTGCCATGGTTGTTTCCTCTTGTTATGCTTATTCTTATTTATCATAAGAACACAACAAGAGGAAATGGTCACTTTAGTTCGTCAATCAACACTGCTCGTTTTACTGAAAGGACCATATCTCCACCGATCATGGCCAAGTAACTTGCGGTTTGTTCATCGTCACATGCAACCGCTAATGTAGAGTATTGCCAATATCGTCGTTTATCTACCTCTGCAAGATTTGGAGATATGTAGATATTTTCCAATGAAGAAGCCATTTCTCTGAATGAAACCACTTCTTTAAGATCGACATCGCGACCAGCGATCATCGTAATCTTATAACGATGACGCTCATAATACAAACATTTTCTTACTTCTTCGGTTACGGAAAGTTTTGACTTTACTTCGTCATAATCTTCAAATGCTGGCTCACATTCATCTATTGCAAACTCCCTGTAGTTTGCAAAGTTTTTAATTTGCTCATACAGTTCTTTTGACGTTATATAGATCAACGTATGGATAGAGTCATTGCGAACTTTGATTTCACCCTTGTTTGTCTGTGAAAGTTTTTCTATTTGGTCATGTAATCCTAATCTACGCGCCAATTCATCTTCTGTTGAAGGGTAATGTCGAACTGTAAAATGAGCACTATATCCAAAACTTCTGTTTTTTTCCGAAGTCATCGTTGATGGATTTAGGGCGTATTCCAAATATTTGTCATAAAAGTTGAATATAAGTTTAGTTCGTATTCTAAACTTATACTTCTTGTAAAATGGCTTTGTAACGATTTCTTTTTTGATTCGTTTATACTTAAACATACTCAAATGTCAATCCTTCCTCATTCACTGAAACATTTACTGTTCCGCCATTGACAAGCCGACCAAACAAAATCTCTTTTGAGATTGGCTTCTTGATGCTGTCATGAACAACCCGCTGTAGAGGACGTGCGCCCATGTTTGGCTGATATCCCTTATCGCAAACCCAAGACCTTGCTTCGTCACTGAGCACAATTTTGATATTCTTTTCTTCAAGCATGGTGTTTAGTTCTTTTACTGCCTTGTCAACAATCATTAGAATATGGTCTTTGTCCAGATTTTTGAACTCAACCACTGCATCAAGGCGGTTACGAAACTCAGGAGAGAAGAACTTCTCAATCGCAATCTTACTTGCATCATCGTTGCTGTTGCTAAATCCAATCGCTTGCTTTGAGCGTTGTGCAGCACCAAGGTTAGAAGTCATAATAAGAATGACGTTACTGAAATCAGCAGTCTTACCAGTTGAAGAAGTCAACTTGCCATCATCCATAACTTGAAGAAGAAGGTTCATAACACTTGGATGTGCCTTTTCAACTTCGTCAAGAAGAACAATGC